AAATCCTGGTTTGTTATTGGTTCCACTATATGGACTACGACCAGCACTTGAAGCGGTGCATGAGTAAGATGATCCAGCAGCGCCACGATAGAAATAGTATCCAGTGTCATCAGGAATAGCACGATATCCCCAACTATTAGAAGATATTGTTGGATCTTTTGTTCCGAGTTCAGAATTGTTAGGTTTCATTATGTGGAACAACTTCTGAGCATCATGTCCTGCCTCAATACCAGAACTTCTAGACCCATACAGATTCAATACCCACTTATTTGCATTGTATGCCCAACCCTGTGTCCTACCAAATGCTGCAGCAGCACACTGAGTTCCATGAGTACTATTGTATGCGGTTGAAGTATTTGTTCCGTTGGAATCTGTTCTATTATATGCGGTGCTAACATTCGCTGTGCCAAAGGTAGTAAATCCAACAGAGCGATATGTAGTTGTATTATTTCTCCACCAGTTTACTGCAACACTACTTACAGGAACAGTTGTTCCATCCCATCTTGTTTCAAGTCTAGTTCCAGGACTTGCATTAAAGAAGTCAGGATCAATATAGTATGGAGCATCAACAATCAGATCAAGAGCATAGCATCTTCCATTACGGTTGAGGACATTACCCTCAATCATATCAGAGGGACCAAAGACATATGGATCTCCATTACCATCTGTGGTGCTATCACTAATATCCCTTACATCAGATGGGTTATAAAATTCAATGTGACCCAACCAAAATCCTTCATCACATACAATTATATCAACGTTCTTGCCACCACCGTAACGAGCAACTCTGTTATCAAATACCTGTCTACCACCATTAGATGTACCATCATACCAAAGATCTTGTGCTTGTGTATGTCTGAGTAACTGGAATCCAGTACGACTCATATCATAATCTTGAGTATTACCACCAGTAGTGGTAAGTAAATTAAAATTTTCCCAACGACGATAGTGTGATGAGATGCCTACTTGACGGAATTCTTGAGGAGTTGCATGTAACTCTTCTTGAGGTGGTGAGAAGTCTTCTTGTGCTATGTGACAATAAAGAACTTTTTCATGTGCCTCAACAAGTGCAGCTTCCTCATCTGTTAAAAGATAAGATGCTCTAGTTGGACTATGCTCTTTTAAGTCATCACTAGTGATCGCTTCAGTTGGAATATTATCATCTAATGTTCCATCCTGAGTTAATAGTTCGTGAATGTACTCCCAGTCTGCTGGGGCAGTACATCCAACAATGTAACGCTTCTTCTCAGACATTTATCAAGACCTCTCAGTATTTACACGTTGATCTGGATTTTCCAATCCAACCCAATTATCACCCATCCAAGATCCCAGAAATTCTGCGGTTTGATCAAATCCACTCAGGTCTCTCACAATAGAATTATCTTGATTGCATTTGAACCCTGGACGGCAAGATTCTGGATCATCACAGACAATGGCTTCAGGATCATCATGCAATCCCTGCATCCAATACTTAGGGTAAATGACCTTCTTAGTATTTGAGAGTTCTATTCCCCATAAACCATAAAGACTATTTGCAGCAATATGATAATCACACATACTCATTAGACACATTTCAAATGAGTAGTCATATAAATTATGTTCAATTTTATATCTAGTTTCTTTTGTAAATTCTCTATCTGGTTTATCTCTGTAGCAATCCTTCCTAGTCTCAAAACATTTTTGCCCACACTGTGGAGGTTTTGGGTAACCATGAGACTTCAACTCTTGAATAGCATGAGAATACACAAACTCATTATCTCCATGGCGATCAACCATGTAATTCAAATATAAAGAATTGATCTCTGGAGATAAGTCTAAACTTAAACCAATTTTTCTATCACCCAACACCCTATTCAAATGATGCCAATCAGTTTTATTAGATCCTCTACCAGTCATCATGTCTGGCACTACAATGAATCTATTACCATCCCAATTTGGTTGCTCTAAAACATAACTCTTATCATTAGTAAAAATAAGAACTGGGAGATCTTTAGGCAATAACTCTAATGCCTTCTCATAGTAATCATTGCCAATAAAGAACTGACCACTCAGGTCTTGTTCCATATCTGGTTCGGCAAATCTACGAACATGCATGGAGATTACTTCACAGTCTCCAAAATTTTCATTCTTCCATGCTAAACATCTATCATATACTTCTTTCCTAAATTCAAAATGTTTCTTGACTTTATCAAAGTCAGAAGAATCCATGGTATTCAGTATCGCTGGTGTGGGATACCCATAAAGAGTTACATTATCATCAGCTTTATCACAAATACTATCAAAAGAATCATCAAGAGAAAATTCGACAGATTTTTCCCCCTGTATACCAGGAGGATCAATCGATTCAATATTGATACCACTAAAAGTATTCCTCAAAGGATGAAGATTTGCTGAATACTCAAGTCCTTTTTTATCACATATTGTCCGCATAATTGCATATGCAGTCATCTGATAACCCAGTCCGTTACCAAAGCGTTGATGTTCTTCGTTTAGTCTAAGCATATCCTATCAGAGCAGAGTTCCTCTAGAGAATCTATATGTAGTTATACCAGTTACCCCTGTGAGAGGTGTTGCCTGCAGTTTACATGTTCCACCACTCACAGTAGATGCGAAGGATACAAGAGGGTCTGCAGAAGAATGCATGATTGCAAACTCATTAGAGTATGCATTAGATCCATCCTGCATAACCAAGACTTTCTGAGATTGCATACCATTTGCATGATGAATATGAAGTGTGTACTCCGCAGTTTTGAATGGAGTTGTGCTTACATTGAATTGATCAATGTTAACTGGTGTGCCAACAACCGCAACAAATGTTCCGATTCCTGCCTCTATACCAAATGACTCAACCTGGAAGGCAGACTTAGGTTGATCAGTCTTAACACCAACAGAATCTGTGGTATGAATTCCAGCAATATTATCAACAAATTTACCACCACTTCCAGTGGATACTGCAGGACTAATATTGACTGTCGCTGTTCCAGAATTTATGGTCGCCGTTACAGCAGCACCAACAAAGTTAATTGTACTTGCAGTACCAACGGTAGATCCTTCCTCTTGAATAGTAATTCCAGTTCCAGAAGCAACAATGCCAGTCAGGAGAGAACCATCACCAGCAAATGAATCAGCAATGACCGAAGTAGCAGTTATGATACCAGCAAATTGAGTGTTGCCATCAACTCTAAATTTGTAACCATCCAGAACGGTTGTACCAATACCAACTCCACCATTGTAAGAAGGATGCTGAATAATAATATGTGATCCAGATCCAGTACTATTGATTTCTCGGAGATTATTGCCACCATTTTTAAGGAGAAGTGATCCATTGGATCCTCTTGGCATCCAAAACTCACCACCAAACATTCTAATGTTGTCGAGGGCATCAATGGAGTATGATGGATTCGGATCTAATCCAATACCAAGATTTCCACCCTGAATATAAAGATCATTGGTGGTAGTAAATCCAGCGATGATGTTAGGAGTTCCCGTCAATCCCTGAGCAACTGCTGCGATTGTTGCAATACCAGCTGTGTTTGCATAACCAGCGGTAGTTGCAAATGTTGCAAGTGTTGCAATGCCTGCGACTTCTGCATATGTTGCAGTACTAGAGACACCTCCTCCACCAGTTGCACTGATAACAACCGTACCAGTAGAAGATCCGATAGAGATTCCACTACCAGCGACAATTGCTGTTGGAATTCCAGTAAGGTTTGAACCATTACCGAAGAATCCAAACTGATCTGCCTCTATATTATTAGTCTTCAGTCTGTTCTGGAATGGGTTGAAGGTAATTCCACCATTGTCAACCATGCTGACGCGATAAGCGTTACCGCCCGCACCAGTTGCATTGAGCATGACTAAGTTATAGTCATTATCATCATCTAAGGATTCAGTAATGTAGATGGGAGCATCAATGCCTTGAGTTGCCTTAATGATATTACCAGTGATAATACCAGCAGCATTGATGTTCTCAGTAACCTTCAGAGAACCACCAACATGCAGTCTCTCATCAGCAGTGGTGCTACCGAAGGATACATATCCATGATTGTATGCACCAGGCGCACCGCCCTGCATATACATGAGGTACTGACTAGCATTAATTCCACCACCTGCTTCAGATTGCCAGATGAAGTGTGGAGTATTTGCGAAGCATCTGGTTCTAAACTTCAGAGCAGGACCAGCAGAACTGTCATACTGCAGGTATGCATAGTTCTCAGCTTGATCAGAATCCTGAATTCTAAGTGTAGGTGTAGATCCTTCAATTCCAAGATCATCTCTTACAGTGACTCGATCACCGAAGGTAGAAGTCTGACCTGCACCAACTACAAATGCACCAGTAGTGGTAAGTTCACCAACAGTGATGTTTGGTGTTCCAGAGATTCCAGAAGCAATGCCAGCAACATTTGCAAAACCAGCAGTTACGGATTCATTTGCATAAGATGCAGTACTTGCAACACCAGCGAGAGTTGCATAGTTGACAGTACCAGTAAATGTACCTTTAAATTCTGTTGCAGTTACAACACCACTAACATTCAGACCACTATCAACCTGAAGATAACCATAAACACTAGCACCTAAACCAGAAGTAGAGAACTTAGGTACATTATTATGATATAGATTTACTTCCGCATTTGCTTTAAAGGATGCACCAACTTCAGTTGCAGTTGATCTGATGTATACACCGTCTGTTCCAGTGTTGGTCAGATAGAGAGCACCATCAAAGTCACTATTTTTAATGTGGAATCCAGTTGCACTATTGTCAGTACCCCAGAAGATATCACCATAATCATTATTACCAATAGTTCCAAATCTTGCAGTAGCAGAGGAATCATAGGTAAAGACGTATCCATTACTCATAGATACGTTTGTTGTAATATTGCTACTGAGGTAGCTAGAGAAGTCAGGTGGTGTGTATGTGAATACACCAGACTGGTTGTTGTAAGACAGCGATGCAACACCAACAGATGCAGTAGTTACAGACAGATCAGATAGTCCAATACCAGTACCACCAGCACCAGTAAGGTCTGCTGCTGCTTGCCACTCACTACCAGACCACTTCAGAACCTGACCAGGAGAAGGAGTTGGTGCATTGACATCAGCAAGAGCACTAAGAACAGTTGCTCCAGCAGCAACGTTGGTGAGATTAGAACCATCACCATAGAAGGTTTGAGCAGTTACGATTCCAGTAAAGTTTGCACTAGACAATCCAACAATGTCATTAGCGATTACTCTTCCAGAGAATGTACTGACACCATTGACATGGAAGTTATTTACAACATCAACTTCACCATGCTCAGAGTCAAGGTACAGAGGACCACTGACACCGTAAATATTATTCGTACCAAAAGTTCCAATTCTAAGATTACGGAACTCAGCACTAGTACCAGTTACAATACCTGCTCCGATGTTACCACTAGTAGTAAAGTTAGCAGTGCCAATAGAGACATTACCCTCAGTAGTATCATATTGAACAAGTCTTATCCAAGCTCCTGCATGTGCAAAGTATGCTCCACCAGTAGAATGAACATGAGCAAATGCACCATGGTAGTCCCCAGGATTGGGAAGAGCACTTGGATCAGCATAAAGGAATGGAATTAGGTTGCTTGTAGCAGCACCTACCATACGATCTGCTGTCAGAATACCAACAACACCAGCACCAGTTGCAGTGGTAGAGAATCTAAGGGTTGGGGAGTTACCAGAAATGCAATGATAAAGATCTACTCCTCCCCATCCACTATTGAATACAGCAGACTTTAAATTACCAGCGTTGGAGATTGTAAGTTCGCCGCCATAAAACCCATCTCTATTACCATGCCTGATAAATCCACTAGATCCTGCACTACCACCAGCAGCAAGATCAAGATAACTAGAAGTTGCGAATACTGGATTACCAGTTTCTACTTGATACAGTTGAATATTCTCATTCGCACCAATATAAACTCTCTCTTTTGCATACAATCTGGACTGAGACAGCATTGTAGAACCAACGCTGAGATATCCATTAGATACCGTAACAGATCCAGTAAAAGCAGCACCAGCAAGAGATGCCTTTGTTCCAATCAGATTGGTGGTTGTAGTTGCAAAATTAGGGTCATCCCCGAGTGCCTGAGCTAACTCATTGAGTGTATTTAAAGTTTCTGGTGCCGACGAGACGATGCCAGCGACAGCAGCATCAACATATGCAGGAGTTGCAATACCTGCTAAGTTTGCACCATTACCATAGAATTCACCAGCAGTAATCGATCCTGTAGTATTGACGTTTGTGCTACTGCCAATACCAAAGACAACATTACCAAAGTCTACAATCTGTGCAGTAGTAATACCTGTGATACCAGAACCACCACCAACAAAGGAAGTCGCATAATGAGTTCCGTATGTGGTTGCACCTGTACCAAGAACCTCTAACTTATTGAGATTGTTGTAATAGAACAGAGCACCAGCGTCTTGATTGAACTTAGCAGCAAACTCTGCGTTGTTGTACTTAAGTTCAATATTTGGACCATTGGTATTCAGGATTAACTTACCTGTTCCAAGTTCAGAGATGTAAGAGTCTGCACCATCATGGAAGATTTGCAGATCATTTCCTGCACCAAAGACCGCTTTTCTGTTATCACCAAAGAGAGCATTTGTATTAAAGGTAGTAATACCCGTGAATACAATATCACCACCAGTAAATACAAGATTAGTCAGACCAGAACCATCACCAACGAAGGATGATGCGGTCAGAACACCCACACTCATACCACGAGTTGTGGTATTACCAAGTGCAAGGATACCATCAAGATTCTGCGCTTCAGCAGTCAGATAAGTATTAGCATCAACAGATCCATCTGCTTTAAGGAACTGTGTAGCAAGACCATCAGGTCTCTTAAATTGTCCAGCAGTTACAACACCAGTTACTGTAATAGACTCGGTGCTAATTGTAGTTGTACCAACACCAACAGCATTAATACCAGTTAAATTAGATCCATCACCATAGTATGTTGTGCCATAGAAGGTTGTGCCTGTGACAGAACCTGCAACAGATACATTAGAAGAGTCTAAGGACAGTGCTGTGAGAACACCAACAACTTTTACGTCCCCAGCAAAATCTGCAGTATCTCCATCCAGATCATCCAGAAGAGCAACTTTAGCAACAGTCAGGGCATGTGTACCCATCCCAATGGTGTCATTATCACCATCGATAGTGATAGAACCAGAACCAACAGTTAATACACCAACTACTCTTACATCACCTTCAACTACCAGAGCAGTGGTTGCACCACCAACAGTAACACTATCAGCGAAGGTAGATACACCAACACTCATTCCGAGGTTAGAAGTATTACCCAGACCCATTACATTGTTCAGAGTCTGAAGTTCTGTTGTGATACCAATAGGACCAACATCAGAGAACTCAAATTTCTTAGATGCGTGGTTGTACTTCAGATACTTACCATCATAGGCAGCAGCATTAGTTGCAATACCAACAACGTCATCAAGATACTTCAGTTCTACTTCACCACCGCCACCAAGAGTAGCAAGTTGTGTAGAGATCCTATCCAGGTACAGAGAATAGTGTTGCTTTAACTGATCAAAAGTTACAAAATCAGTTTTGGCAAGTGGGTCTCCACCTTGAGCAGATCCACTTGGTTCGTTAAGGAATCCCTCAGAGATTCTATCACTTAACTTGCCATATACCGTGAGGATTTCATCCAACTTCTCCTCAATAGCAGGGATGTTGGGGAACATGCTCTCGTTGATATTCTCAACAAGATCGTCACGCAGTTTATAGAACTCGACATCAATGTTTGCAAGGTGCTGATCTACCTTTTGAAGTTGCTTAAGTTCTCTCTTCTTCTCTACTGCCTCTCTAAGACTCTCAACTTCTTCTGCAATTTTAATCTTCTCTTCACCAATTGCTTCTTTCAGCTTCTGCTGGCGCTCTTCATAAAGAAGATTAACCATTTCATACTGATCTTTCTCAGGGAAAAATTCCCTGCGCCAATCAAACTTCCGATTCTGCTCCTCTACAGGCGCAGCAGGAGTCTTGGCAGTCTCGTTGAGAGCACCTGTCTTTTCTAATTCCTTATCCAGCTTCTTTAAATTCTCTTCAATTTGTCTGGATTTCTTCCCCAATTTAAGAGACTTCCTGAAGGTGCCCATTAATATCTCAAATTACGTCTATGGTAATATTTATTATACCGTAATTTCGTAACTATGTCATCTAAATAAATGCGTATACTATGTTCGTACCATGCAAAAAATAATCAATGTCATCGCGCTTGCGTCTGGTCTTGTATCTCTCTCCGTTGTTGCTGGTGCTGGTTATCTCTATCTTAACAAAGATGTTCTAGTAGAGAATGCCAGGGAAAATATAACTAAAGCAGCGACTGAAGCAATTGCAGGGGCACTTCCATCAATGATGGATAGTTCAATGCCTGAACTGCCAAGCACAACTGGTCCTGCTATCCCACAATTACCATGAGCACACAAGAACAAGAAGGCAACGCTACACCAACTTCAGAATCAAAGAAACCATCTGGATGGAAAATAATTATCACCACTGCTGGTGCTTTATTTGCTATCTCACACCTAGGTCTTCTGGGATACTTGATTGATAGGAAGGCAGAACCTCCATCAGCTCCTATAGTCAATCTTCCCCGTGGTCCTTACTCGTCTTACAAAATTCAGGCAGGTAAGGATGGATACACGATTGAGTATCGTGCAAATGATCCTAAAATTTTAGAGTCCGAAAGATCTCTAGATCTTGACAAAGATAAGAGAGGACTCTTTGGCGGAGGATCTGAGCAGCGAACTGAGTATCGTCGTGATCAATATACTATGGAAGGTGTAAGGAACATGGGAGGTGATGTAGGAGAGTTGGGAAAGACAGGAGGTGCCAGCGCAGAGTGTATCGCGGCGGACGCTGGAGCACGATCACAAGGTGCGATGGCAGGTAGTGCTATCGCTGCTGGAGTCGCCGTTCCTGCCGTTGCTAGCATCCCCTACGTGGGTTGGTTAGCAGGTGGTTGGGCATTGCTTCTAGGACAGAAAGCAGGATCCGAATTAGGATCACAAGTTGGTAGTGTATTTAATGATTGCTAATGGAAATTAGACCTATTGGTATTAATAATATTGATATCCAAACTTATGCACCCGATTGGGCGACAACAAATCCCCCAATGGCAATACCAATATACCCACCTGTAACAACTCAGGTGGGTACGCCGATTGTCAATATTCCTGGATGTGTGGAAGCACATAAAGAAAGTAGAAAGAATACAACACTCAAGGATGAAGATCCTGATGGAGTGATGACCCTTTGTGATGCAGGAACACCAAGTTTTTATCCTATAGATTACGACAGAAATAAATTAGAATACACAAATAATCAAGAGGCACCAAAACCTCCACCAGTAAAATCACCAGAACCTCCCGAACCCAAACCACCAGCAACACCAGAAGTTCCAAAATCAACAGCACCAAAACCAGAGTGTCCTACTAGAGAACAGCAATTAAAAAACCCCGTAGGAAAAATCCTAGAGGGTAATAAAAAAATTACTGGTTATGAGATGGTTGGTAAGGAATGTTTGATGGTTACAGAACAACTTAGTATTCCTGATCAGATTATTGGAAACATTCCTAACGCTGGTGCTGTAACAACTACGGCATCAATCGCCGTGGTGGCAACGACCTCGGCACTGCTCGCAAAACCTCTTGCTGACCTTCTGTTAAAAGTGGTGAAGCCGACTGTGAAGAAGGTAATGAAGAAGATTGCGACCTTACGGGGTAAGAAGATCCCGCCACAGTCCTCTGCTGAGAGGATTGCTGAGCAGCGTCAGAGGAACCAGGCTGTGAAGGCAATGCGCTCTGTTCGCCCTTTGAAGAAGTAGGTGGAATAGAATGAACATGGGGTTTAATGTAAGTTACATTTTGAACCATAACATCCGCACATATTTTTGCATAAGGACTTCTAGGATGGAATCGTATCCCTTGCTTCATCAAATCTCCACAATTCTTGAGTCTGGCTAGCTCAAAGTCGAGGCGCTTGTTAGCAACTAATTGTGTTTGCAATGCAATCTGAGTCTCTGCTGCTTGCTTACAACGCTCCTGCAACCCACCATCAAGTGGGAAGGACATCGTTGCAGAGAATCCAATATTAGTGCTGTAGTTCCTAGTCTGACCAGTCCTTATCGGTTTATCCCAGAGTTTGCTACCTGGATTATCAGGCACTCCATCTCCTTGCATCTCCATAACTGTGATGGTCATATCTGCACCATCTTCATATGCTCTTACTGTCTCACCTTCTGAGTTGGTATAAGTTCTATCATCATACCAAGTTTCCCAAGGAAAGTTTTTTACATTCTTTTGAACTTCCACCATGCGACCCTCAAAGTCCCTATTGTCATATTGAGGTTCAAAATAATACGTCTCAAAGGGATCCTTGTTATTTCTAGCATGAGTGACATAGGGGGTAAAATTCATAGTGGGACCTTGGCAACTGATCCCACCCCCATAAGTATTAGTAATATATGGGCCTTGTAAAACCTGGATTGCCTGGTTGGTCACCGAGCCTGAGCTATTTGCAATTGGATTTGCCGTTGCACTCACACCCCCAACATCCGCTGCATTTGCAGGGACACTCGCAACCACAGTCAGAGCAGATAGACATATTCTTATTGGGTAAAGATACTTGTTGTGTCGGTCACGCTTTGGACCTCTGTGACTCTTTGAATCACAGTCTGATTCGTTACGCCAGGACCCTGGTAGGTGCTGGTGAACTGGAACGCTGCTCCAGGATTTGTGATTGTAAAATTGGAGTTGTTGAAGTTCAATCCAGTTGCGGAACTTGTTACTGTTCCTTCTGTTCCTCCCAGAGGATTTACCACGACGCTGTTGTTCGTTGTGGGAGGTAGAAGTGCCGCCCCATTGTTTGACACGTTGGTGCCACTTACTGAGTATTGCCATCCTGTTGAATAATCTATAGAGTTTATCGTTTCAGTGACCTTACTGGTCGTTTCTGTGTGGCTGGTCATCGAGCCCTGAGTGAAGTTCGGGACCACGGGGACCGCCTGGACAGCGGCAGCAGTACTCAAGACTACCGCCGCACTTGTCACAATAGATGTGATTGTCTTTCCAAAACGGATGTTCACGAGGATTCTCCATTATTAGTCGATCACAGTGATTTCAGAAACAAATTGGCCTACAGCACTTGTTCCAGCTCCACCAGCCGTCAAAGTAATACCACCATCTGTTGCAATTGTACCTGCCAGGTCACCAGCAGTTCCTGATGCATAACTTGTAATTGAACCGAAGTTGCCAACAGCACCTACAGAAGGAGCTGAAGTAGGAACGGCATCTCCTTGTAAGTAAGAGGTGCTAAAGGAGAATGCTTCTCCAGCAGTTGCTTGAGTTGCAGAGATAGTTCCTGGGGAGTAAACACCAGAAGCAATAGTTCCAGCAGAAATGGTATTTGCTGTACTACCGTCTGTAGTACCAACATTTGATCCAGAAATGCTGTACTGGGATCCTAACCTTGTTGCGGTAGATCTAGCAGTATCAACAGTCAATTGAACACTGGAAGACATCTTATGAACTAATCCGCCAGCATTTGCTGCAGAGGCGGTCATCAATAACATTACCAAGGGAAGAAGTTTCTTCATGTCCCTCCATAAAAATTGCTTGTGTTTTATTTAGTAGACTTCATTATTTTTTAACCTTGCAGATGTTCAACAGTATACTGTTTACCATCACTAACAACCTCATCATGAAGATTGGCAATGTCCTGCAAACCATTTACATCAAACCAAGGTGCGGTTTCCCAGTCAAATCCTTCACCAAAGGTATTATCAGCATTTACGATATACCAATGGCAAGAGGTATCGGGAACATCAACAGCACAAGTAGACCAATTATCAGACCACTGAGGGACTTGTACCCACAGAGTTACTGCAAATAAAATACTAAACAAGTGTCCCATGTGCCCTGCGGATCTCCCGAAGTTCTTCAAAGTTTTTTTGCTTGGTTCCTCCATCATACTCCCAAGCGTACCCTTCGTCAATCATTTGCTCATTTAACGATACTTCTGAATCTCCAATATATAACCAACCAAGAAGGCGACCGTACTTACCCATACCACCAACCAGTTCAGTTCTAATGACGAGATCATCATCCCCATGAATAGCACCTTCTAGTTTCTCCTTCATCCAGTTGGTAGCATCGATACCCAGTTCCTTCTCATCAAGGTCTCTGGTCCTCTTCTCTGGAGTATCAACTCCCGCTATCCTCACTCTCTCCTTCTTGTGAAGATCGAATCCCAGATCTATCGTCACATCTATCGTGTCCCCGTCCACTACTCTGTTGATCTCGATCACTCTGAAGTTGTAGCAACTCTTCCTGCTCGGCGGTGTCATGGCTCCCATGCTCTTGTGCCTCCATCTCATCAATTCTTAGTATATATGCAATAACATATACAACTCCAATAAGGAGAAGGACTATACTCCAGATGATGCTCCACGTTACACCATTAGGATCTTCCAATGGTCTTAAAAATAAATTCATAAAAAAAGTCCCTATAGAGGGACTTAGATGATGTATTAGTTATAAAGTTTTTAATTAAGAATCAGACTTCTGTTGTGTCTTCCTGTTCTTTTGCTTCGATATACTTGCCTGCTGACTTGAGATCTGCTGCTGCAGTCTCGTCATGAAGTGCGTTCTTCTGTGCCCATGTGAGATTCATCTCGGACACGGTATCGCCCGCCTTAACAGCAGCGGCAATTTTTCTCAGTCGTGCTAATGTGGGTTCGTTAAGAGCCATTGTTGTTGTCCGAATATCTTTACTAGATGTATTTATTTAGTAATTTTAGAAATTAACTGGTCGCTTCTGTGCATACCTTTCAAGATATTTAAGAAGTTCTTCTGGTGTTGTCATGCCATAAGGATCTTCTTTTGAATTGGATTTTTGTCCTGGTTCAACAGTCATCCATTCAACCAGTCCATCATCAACAACCATTGCATATCGCCAAGAGCGATTACCAAAACCAAGATTTCCCTTTGAGACAAGCATGCCCATGTTACGGGTAAAGTCTGCATTTCCGTCAGGAATCATTTTTACTTTTTGAATTCCCAACTCTTTTGCCCAGGCATTCATGACAAAGGCATCGTTTACAGAGATGCAGTAAATTTCATCAATACCCAATTCCTGGAATTGATCATAGAAGGATTCATATCCAGGAAGTTGTTGAGTTGTACACGTAGGAGTGAATGCTCCAGGAAGAGCAAATGCAAGAACTCTTTTGCCCTGGAACAAGTCAACAGTGTTAACAGTTTCAAACTCTCCGCAAGTCAAGCAAGGTCCTTCTTTACGGAAGGTTATATTAACTTGTGGAACTCTCAATTCCATTTGCATATTAGTAGTCAAATACTGGTGTCATTATACCACTATCTGGTCCATTGTCATCATCATCTTCCCCACTAGTCAATGCAAGCATTAAGAAGAATGGGGTGATGATGAAGATCAACGTTTGTAGTAGCGTCCAATTATATATCACCAGATACCTGGGATAATTTGTCCTGTGGTTGCGTAGCTACCAATCGCTGCAATCACTCCGAGCATTGCTGCCCATCCGTTGATTCTTTCTGCGCGTTCTGACATTGTTCTTTGCTCCTTTTTAAATAAAATAGTTGTGGCCAAGTATTGCGGATTATCTCCGCTAATTTATAAGGTGTATCGGTCTGAATCAAGTTGTTCGATTTACTTCGTAGATAGTGGAATCGCCATAGGTCTTGTGGTCTTTATAACCAACCATGCGACCCTTAGTGTTTTGCAGTGCTGCCATGAAGGCAATAAAGAAAAACACACCAGGTGCTCCAATAATAAGTGCCGCACCAAACACATAACCCGCAAGGAATTCTGCAATAGTGTGGTTGGCAGCCCAAGAAAACTCAGTCTGCGTCAAAAGTTCAATCATGATCAGATACCGAATGCTCCGAAGAAGAAGAGACTACCAGTTGTTGCATAAGAGATAACAGCAGCAACAAAACCAAGCATCGCAACGCGACTATTCAGTTTTTCTGCACGTTCTGCATAGGTCTCGTAACCATAGCGTTCTGCTGAGGTTTTATCAACATACATACGTGGTTCAGTAGCCCACAGATTTGTGCGTCCACCTTCTTCAGTTGTGATGGTGCTTGAGCGTGTTACAGTCATGTTACCTCCAGTAACAAATCTTCATATATTATATAGTAAAAAAGGACCTCCGTCAAGAGGTCCCATGTAGTGAATTATACTTAGATCAATAGTCTGACAGGAAACTCTTACATTCATCTGGGTTTGCTCTGCAAAACTGACGAGCATGACCATGAACATCTAGTTCATAAGTACGGTGAGCCTGGATATGGAGGAGTTCAATGAATCCCAATGTTCCTACAAGCGCCAGATTGAATAGTGTGAGTGGATGCCAAAGGAAGCGCATAAAAAAAGAGGGGTCTCAAGACCCCTCCAGTATAGCAGAGAATTAGATCAGAAGTTGTACTTCAGACCCAGCTTAGCTCCATATCCACGGTCGATGGAGTCGTCACCAGATCCGATGAAGGAGACCTCACCATATGCCCCCAGATCATCAGTCACAGCAAGTCCAAGACCTGCTTTGCCAGAGGGAACAGTATCGCTTGCAGCGCCATCAGGAGAGACAACCGAAGCACCCGCCTGGACGTAGTAGGATGCAGCATCACCCAGAGCACCCTCGTAGCCTACGTGGAGATCTGTCGTCGCTCCGCTGTAATTTGAGCCAACGAAACCAGCATTGGTTTCCACGTTCACGTAGGGTCCTGCAACAGCAGCACCAGCGGAGACAGACAGAGCAGCAGTTGCTGCGAATACAGATTTGATCATTTTGTTTAATACCTTTGAGTTGCTTGCGGAATGGTTACCCGCAGATGTGTAGGGATTCGACATATCCCGTTACCTTTTGTAATAAAAAGGTTAAGTATTTATACTACTCGACTCTTAGGAGTTTGTCAAGTATGTGGGGTAAACCCTACTGCGGTTGAGAAGGGTTACTTACCTTACCCAGATAAGGATCGAAGTCTGTCAATGCTTTGACATCCATCGAGGCACCCATCTGAGTCCACCAGTTCATTATACCATCATGATTGACTTTATGGAAGGCATCAACGTGTTCGGGATGAATAGAAGATCCCAGTTGAAGTCGATAAAGAAGCAGAGGGATAGAATAAGTGTTACCCGAATTGTAGATGAGATCATCTGCAACAGGGCGAGGTTTGACACCATTATCCAAACGATATTTGTCTGGACCTTTGACATGGTGTTTGATCAACTTCTCAGCATGATGCCTGGTAATCATATAGCAGGCGGTTGAGAAGTCATTTACAAACCTACGATGCAACTTGATATGTACATCGCCAGTTTGGATAATAGCAACCTGTACAACATCCCAGTCATATGGGAGATGAGCAACAAAGTCACTCCAAGAGAAGTTCCAGAAGTGAGCAGTGTCTAGATTGCAATCATCTTCCATGATTATAGCATAGGGACTATCAGATGTCTCGTACCAGTGCTTGATTGCTTTTAGATGGGACGTGATACATCCCACTTCACCAGAAGACATCTGATCAGGATAGCGTCCCTTAAGAATGTCACTCAGATCATCGTCACGACCATCATAAGCAGACACACGTTCATAATTGGTTACACCCCAATGAGCAAACTGCTCTTCCATGTAACCCTTACGATTCTCATCTGCATCCATGTTCAGATAATAAACTGGTCCAAAGTTAGCCAGTTTATATGCAGACTTGTTTTTATCTACTACAGCAGGACTATGCATGACGTTCAATTACCTTCTCTACGCTAGGGATGTAATGATTGCGGATAACTTCCTTCCATTCAAACTGCTTGGAATATTGAATGATTTCTTCTCTATTTTTAACAGAGTATTCTCTGTTCTTAATTATAGCATTCTCTACAAACTCAAGATCATTGATCTTATCTTCAGGAATGACAGTAATAAAATCTTTATCTAGATCAAGGTTTGCTGCTCCCCACTGGCAAACAACTACACCCAGACCCGCTGCTAGTGCCTCCATACAAACCAGAGGATGTGCCTCACCATCAGACAAGAGAACAAGGTTACCATAGTCAGTTAACTCCTCGTAGAGAGTCTCCTTAGACCACTCACCGAGATAGTTCTTATCAGTATCGAATCTATTATCTGCAAGGTTACCAGCATACCAAAGACTATCAATGCTTTGGAACAAATGCTGACGCTTACGATAATCAATCTTTGCAAGATACAGGCTACGATCTGGATGTTCAGGATCCATAGATCTCCTAAAGCGATCTAGATTCACCCCATTAGGAGTGACATAAGTATTCTCTCTAGGAACGTCAAACATGACGTTATAAACTTTTTGAATACCTTCAGATAAACAGAAGACATTTGGTTTCAGTTTTTGAAATTCATTGGCAACATTAATATAACCATTGAACATCTCTCTGCGTTCCAAATATCCAAAGTGACTTGTAATCGCTGCTGGATACTGAATGAATGGCATGATGGGAATAAACTCATCATAATGCACATGCACAAAGTCAGGGACAAAAGCATTAATGCCATTGATTATCCTACGATAATCTTTGGTGTTAATGATCTGGACTTCATGTCCCAACTCTTCGAGAGCATTCTTCGTGTCCCATACAAGAATCTCTACAGCACCCCATGCAGTTGGGGGAATCGGCATGATTCCAGGTCCTACTAATGTAATCTTCATTTTAATTTTGCTGGGAAATCTGTACAAATACCATAACAATTAGTGACTCTAAGTTCATCCCAGTTTGGTTTGTTCCACTCTGGCATAACAATAACACTCTTACTTGTATATGGTTTACCTGGATACGTCCAGATAAAATGCTTACTGGTTAAAGTAAAATCATCCTCTTGATGCCAAAAATAATTATATCCACTTGTTCCATCAGAAAAAGCGAACATGGTAGTGATATCTTTACAATGAATCCACAGGTGAGGAGCTCTACCTGCTAACCACCACCAGGTTACAGCGTGCTTAGGTTCATCATGACCTAACCAAAGACGTTCTGTTTTTGGATCATAACGAACATCAATTTCGACATCATACCCTTCTTCGATACATTTGTCAATTTGTTTTGGTTCGTTTGCGGTAGATTCATCTGGACCGTCAATATTGGCACGATGTGCGATTAGTTTCATTAGCTTCTGATGCAAGCGGCATCCATAGGACAGGGGGCGAGGTCAGATTGACTAAACCTACGCAAGAATGCACCCATTTTGAATGCTTCTGGGGAAGGTTCCCAGATCCCCTCGTAGACATGATCAACATCATCAAAGGCATTTAGTGCCCATGTGAGATACTTAGGTCCAAAGAACTGAATAGTATCAGGGAATCTGGGGTGATGTCCAGGGAGATAGAACTTATACTTGTCACAAGTATTGAGATCAGGGAATCTCATCAGGACAGTATCATACCTAGCAAGGACAATAAAGTCGTAACTAGTATTAGTCTCTTCCGCATAAGACTTTACAATATTAGCAACAGACTTGATAGAAAACAACTGGGACATCACATTACTGTAATTCTTGTGATTCCAATGTGGACCATCAGGATGCTTACCAGTGTATCTCTCGTCAACGTACTTAAGTGCGTTGGGAGGTAATTCAAAAGTTTTTGGATCTTCTATACCCATAATGATTGGGGAATAGTTATCCGCAATGATCTTAGGAGCATCCTTTGGAATAGGACACTTTGCAATCTTTGACCAAGAAGAGTAATCATACTCCCCTTCTGTCTCTTCTTGCCACCACATATGCCCGAAGACATCAGTGTCATACCTATCAAGGATGACTTGCTTATAAGTGTCAATGATCTGTTGATTGTCAACAAATCTAGGTTGACCAAAAAATGCTAGTGCTACTTTCATCAGACCTCACCTTCGTAATGCTCAAGGAAGTAGTTCAGGTCCTCAGGAGTTCCGATACCCCACATACCTGCTTTGTCAATCTCTTTGATACGGATTTTTTTACCATCACCAATTGCTTCATTGAATACAGGGCAGACATAGTATTCGTTATTGACACGAATATCTTTCTCAATCATCTGCTCTGCATACTTCACATAGTCAGATCCCTTCTTCCAGTAGTAGATACCAACAGTAGCGTGCTCAGAGATAGGTTTCTTCTCAGCAACCTCAGCAACGTATCCATCCTCTCCCAGTTTGGCATAAGACCACTTAGGGTGAGTTGCAGGGAAGGTAACAATACCACCATCAGCATCGCCATTCTGGAAGGCATAAAGAGTCTCGTTAGAGTCCCACTCAACAAACTGGTCAGAGTTTGCCATCACGAGCGGTTCATCGTTGTTGATGAACTCCTTTGCAAGGAGGGTTGTACAGCAGGCACCCTCAGTGATTCCGTCCACCTGAACAATGTTACATCCAGGAGCAATAAGAGGAAGTAGGTAATTAAGATTATACTGCTCATAGTGCTCCTTCTGTACAATAAAAGTATAGTTAGCTTTAATATTCAGATTCTCAGTAACCACTTGAATCATTGGTTTACCCTTAACCTCAATCAGAGGTTTGGGGAAGGTATATCCTTGAGTTGCAAATCGACTACCGCGACCTGCCATAGGAATAAGTACATTCATAGTCTTGCTCTCCCACGCCACTTTTTTCTTAACTCCATTTAGAATTTTTTTAATTCGATCAATCTTACTCTGATTAAGATCCTTACGATCCTCTACAGGAACAAGATGACATTTGCTGTCCAGGGCACCCTGACGACCAATATGACTATCTTCAATGATGACAGTATCATTAGGAAGAGCACCTAGTGCAGTCATACACTTCCAATACATTGCTGGGAAGGGTTTGTTGCGAACAACGTCTTCATTAGAGACGTACATGTCCACAAACTCAAGAAGTCCCAGACGAAGAAGAATGATCTTGACCGTGTTACGAATACTGTTTGAAGCAACAGCAATCTTATATCCACTGTCTACCAACTGTTGGAAGTATCCCATCAGTTCATAATCCTTAGCAACACACTCATTAAAGATCTTGAGGGTTGCTTCTTGCTTGTCTCTCCAGATCTTTTCGTACTGATCTACAGGAAGACCTTTATTCTTAGTGAGAAGTTCTAACTTAGCTTTGGTAGGAAGACCATCATAGATACTGACATGATCCTCCCTACTGATTGCATATTCAGAACCAAGTGCTTGGTTCAGGGCATCGTAATGATAATCTTTACTGTCGATAAGGACGCCATCCAAATCAAAGATAACAAGTTTAGTTGTCATTATTTTTTGTCTCTCCAAAGAACATAGTGCCAGGGATTCTTAGTGATGGGAAGTTTGTGTCTCTTTTGAGCATTGAACCCAATGATACACTCAGGGTTAATCTCTGCACCCATCTCACAAATCTCAACGAAGTTTTCAAATACGTCGAGATATTTATCCATAAGTTCAGAGGACCCGAATGCAAAGTGGTCATTAATACCATGCTCTACATGCGCCCACTCATTAAGGACATTTACGGTGTTTAAATCGTAGTTGTCAAGTGACCCAATTGGTGTATAAAAGTATTCATCAGTTCGTAGTCGAACAACACAATCATACTTAAAACCATTTTCTTCCTCGTATTTTTTCTTGAGGTTGTTTGCTTCACTCACACTGTAGAACATAGAGATAATATTGTTCACAGGATGAGGGAATCTAGGATCAGGATGAATATCCTCAGCATCAAACTGTTTGGGTTCTTCAAAAACAAGACCCTTAGGTTGCCACTTATCGACCATAAAGTCTTTAAGATCTGCTTCCCAGCGTCCACGATCTTTATACTGATCCCAAAAGTATGATCCTACCCATGCTTCATCATACCATATATGTGCGAATACATCGATCTCTGTATCAGGATTTGCATCCCAAAACATGGACCGATGATTCTCAAAACATTCTTTCAGGTGCCTGGGTTGACCTGAATAGATCATAGCGACCTTAGACATGATACTTACTATTATCCTTTGCTAGGTGAACAATTTTTGCGTCGAACGTACACTGCTGTTCAAACAATTCAGGGAACGCAAGAGAAGGAGAAGCAACGAATACTTCATCTCTACGCTCCAAGTAGAACTTATTGAGATGACTCTCGTCATGCCAGGTAGCAATGACATTGTTTGATTCATCTTCAGTGGTTCTGTTATCGAGTTCTTCAATCATCTCCATAACATATGGCATTTTACCACCCCAAAGGCAACCCTGCACGTAAATAGACAGATCATCATCTTCTGCTACACATGCTCTAGAGAGAGGTGTGACATCAAACGCACCTGGAACATTATTATGAGGAGGGAAGTCAAGATAATGACATGGATGATGAACACCAATGTACTTCTTAGTATCATCAAACAGATCTTCTGGAATTACTGTATCAACCACACGCATATCAGCGTCAAGGAAGAGTAACCAATCACAATCTTTAATATCTTCAAAGCATCTACGAATCATCTTGAAGCGATACAAAGTAATGTATGGCCATTCCAGATGCTCTTGCTTATAGATGACAGCATTGTCAGGTGCTTCAGGAATCTCACCATCAGTAAAGATGGCATACTTCTTCTCAACTCCAGGAAGAAGGAACTTCTCACAACTCTCATACCAACTTGGCAGGAAGTTTAGGTACTTCTCAGTGCCAATAAAAATTACAGCAACTTTCATCAGATCACAATCCATCCTTCACAATAAAGATCAGTAGTATCCAGATGCTTATTATCTGGACCAAACCACTTACTAGGAGCGATAACCTTCTCGCTCTCTGCTAACCATGCACCCCACCAAGAGAATGAAGAGTTAGCAATGATATGTGCTTTACAGAGACTCATCAAGCACAGATCAGTATAATTTATATTACCTTCAGCAACCAAGAATCTATCACTCTCAAACAGACTCTGCTCTTTACACCACTCAGGATCATCACTAAAGATGACAACATTTCTATCTTCATCAAAGTGAGTCAGTGCCTCCTCATAGTAATCCAATCCAAGATTATTGTGATGGTGTGACAGAGTGAGATAATCTGTCCGTCTAATATGAAGGGATACAGGATCTTCAAAAGATCCAATCATGGATCTACTAGGTCTAAGGAACTGTGGTTTAAATGTAAAGTCTTTACGAATGACATCTTCAATTTCTTTGAAGTACTTCTCTGATTGAAGATAACCCCTAACATCTACCCACTTAGGGCAATTATTATACAGATCTTCATCGAATCCAAAACTCTTCTCACTTACAACTGGGCGTTCACCATCAGTATGTTGAACATTCAGATTGTTAATTGTCTCCATAGTAAAGGGATAGAAGATTTGGTGGTCTCTCCACTCATCCATCTTCTCGTATGACTCTGCTGGAGGAGGAATCATAAAGTTGTATCCATTCTTTGCAGCAATCCCACGAAGAGATGCATACTGGAACATTTGATTACCAAGTCTACCTAGTTGCCCTAACGCATTAAATCCGATCATAATTCTCTTTAAACCATTCGTAAGTTTTAGTCAATCCCTCTACAATATCAACTTTAGGTTTCCACCCAAGACCAAGTAGTTTATCTACATTCATAACCTTCCTAGGGGTTCCATTTGGTTTGGAAGTATCCCAATAAATTTCACCACTATATCCAATAACCTCAGCAATAACTTCTGTCAACTCTTTAATTGAGATGTCATATCCAGTGCCAATGTTAATGATTTCAGAATCACTATAATTCTGCATACAAGCATAGCACGCTTCTGCCATATCATCAATGTAAAGGAACTCTCTCAAAGGAGATCCATCACCCCAACACCAGAACTGTTCATCACCATTTAGTTTTGCTTCATGCATCCTACGCATAATTCCAGGAATAACATGACTCGACAGAGGATCAAAGTTATCTCCAACACCATACAGATTAGTTGGTTGAAGAGAGATAGCATCAAACCCATGTTGATGGCGATATGCTTGACACATCTTGATGCCAGCAATCTTTGCAACGGCATACGCATCATTAGTGGGTTCTAATGGACCAGTCATCAACTGATCTTCCGTAATAGGAATGTTAGCGTGCTTTGGATAAATGCAAGAAGACCCAAGGAATACTAATTTTTTAGTTCCATATCCATGAGCACAATTGATGATGTTGGTTTGAATCATCAAGTTCTTGTAAATAAAATCTGCTGGTAATGTTTTGTTTGCCATAATGCCGCCAACTTTGGCAGCTGCAACAAAAACATATTCAGGTCTTACAGAACCAAAATACGATTCAGTTTGAACTTGATCTGTAAAATCAACTTGTCTACGAGTTGCTTCAATAACAAATGAGTGTCCTTTATCCTTCAGACACCTCACTATTGCTGATCCAACTAAACCGTTGGCACCAGCAACCAAGATTCTAGAATCACTGTCCATAGATACACATGTCCTCAACGAGTTCATCAAACGAAATTTTAGGTTCCCAACCTAGTTGCTCTTTTGCTTTTGTTGCATCTCCCAAAAGAGACTCAACTTCTGCTGGGCGGAAGTATTTATCACTCACCCTAATGACCACCCTTCCAGTATTCTTATCAATTCCAACCTCTTCTAATCCCTCTCCTTGCCATTCGATATCCATACCAAAGTATTGAGCAGACTTCTCTACAAAAGCTCTGACAGAATACTGTTGACCCGTTGCAATAACATAGTCCTCTGGAGTTTCTTGCTGAAGCATCAACCACATCGCTTCAGCATAGTCTTTAGCATGACCCCAATCACGTTTTGCATTCAAGTTGCCCAGATACAAAACATCCTGAAGACCACAACTAATCTTAGATAGACCCCTAGTAATCTTCCTGGTCACAAAAGTCTCCCCTCTACGAGGAGATTCATGGTTAAACAGGATACCTGTACAAGCAAACATACCATAGGATTCACGATAGTTTTTTGTGATCCAGTATGCATAGAGTTTTGCTACACCGTAAGGAGAGCGTGGATAGAAGGGAGTAGTCTCCTTCTGAGGGACTTCTTGAACAAGTCCGTATAGTTCTGAAGTAGATGCCTGATAGATACGAACCTTGTCTTCCATCTCCAAGATACGAACTGCTTCAAGAATGCGGAGAGTTCCCAGTCCATCAACATTACCAGTGTACTCAGGAAGTTCAAACGACACCTTCACATGACTCTGAGCAGCAAGGTTATAGATCTCATCTGGTTTACATTTCTGAATTACATGAATCAGATTGCCAGCATCAGTGAGATCACCATAATGAAGTTTCATCTGAGGGTGATCAAAAATATGATCAATACGATGGGTATTAATTAGGGATGATCGTCGGACAATCCCATGTACCATATATCCTTTCTCGATGAGCAGTTCTGCAAGATACGATCCATCTTGTCCAGTAATGCCCGTTATAAGTGCGGTCTTCATAAGTTGGGTATTATAGGTTTTCAGTATAGCACGAACACCTAATAAATACTACCACAGCATGCAACCAGTGAAATGAATAGGAAGATTCAAGTCAAAAAGCACGAGGATCATTATTTCTATAAAGCATTTGATGTAGTTCCTGACGCGGCTCTTCCAGAACTATATTCTTCTGCCGTAAGATGGTTAGAGAAAACTAGAAAACCAGTTACGCAAGAGGTATATCCACCAGAATCAACAAGTTCTCTCTTCTCGTATGAAGAGTTTACTTCGGATAGTCTATGGAAAATGTTCTATTCTGAAGTCAGAAGGCACATTGCAAAATATTGTCAAGTTGTGGGTATGGACCCAGAGACAATAAAATTACATTCGACTTGGATCACAAGAGTTGCAGACATAGAGTTTGAAGGAACTCATACTAAAAACCAATTAAGGGCAAGATTAAACAACCACAGTACCTTTGGCAATATGCACTCACATACCGATAATCCAATCGGAGTTGTGTATTACTTAAAAAATCCAGATCCAAAGTATGGAACAATCGTACAGTTGACAGATAAAAAAGTTTTTAATAATAATGGTGAAGAGAACAGTATGATGATATTCAATCCAGAACTATATCATACTGCACTATATCCGACTTTAGATATAGTAGAAACTTATCCAAGAATAACTATCGTAGTTGATTGCTGCTTTACGTGAGCGGAAGTATCCAATCAGGTACGTCAAAAGGATCATTTATATACCAATCAAATATCAAATTATCCTCCCCATCTTTGCGTGGATATATGTTAGAGCTTTTATTTTCAGTGCCATTATAAACAAGTAAAGAATTCTGCTTCAACTGTATACATTCTTCACCAACTTTGACACCCAAAGATCCTTTTAATTTATACACAGAACGGATAAAAGTCTTTTTAACTTGACCATCGTAATCATATGCATAGTCAGGATCATCCATAACAGTATTATCCCCAGGACTGTATACAGATCTCTCAGACCAACATGAGTACGGTATTACATTGAAAGGATCAACATCATATTCCATGCAATAATCAACAACATGCTTTTTTACCTTTAAACAAAATATGTTCCAACAGTTTTGAGAGTATGGAAAATATTTTGATCTAGATAAAGCAAGTCCATGACAATCAATTATAGATTTGGTTACTTTAATCTGATCATCAAACAATAAATTATTCTTGACATGCTCATCCACACTTTTAGACAGATCATTTATAGTCTTACTCTCAAATAAGTTATCAATAATTTTCATCTTGGTGGATGCAGTGGATTGCTTTTTTTGAATTCTATTTTTTTATTGGGGCAGAGAGAGCAAACAGGTTCCGCAGATCTGGTAAAAAACTCTAAGACTTCTAGATCAGAATCTGTTGGTAGTAATGGTCTATATTTTAAATATGGATCCCACTTCTCTGATAAAAGATCCCCATACTTTTGCTTTTGTAAGGGTAAATATGCTAAAGGAGCACATTTATATATTTTACCGTCCAATAATTGAAAGTTTTCTTGTCCTGTTGGACAATTGTCCCATGAGTCTTGATATGAGATACTATCTATTGGTTCTATAGAACTACCATATCCATGGTAAAACCTTAACCAATTAGAAGTTGCATCATGAATTCTAAAATTTACCCCAGAAGAAGTTATCTTATCTATTGCTTTGTCAAATAATTTCAAATAACTCTCATCTTCAGAGTGCTTTGTAATAGTGAGAACACAATTTGTATCTAATAAAGCTTTAGCAACTCCAGGTATTCTATCAAAAAGGAGTCCATTAGATACTAACTCATATTCTTGATCATCCTGTATATCCCAAACCTCTTTTGTCATATAGATTATATCTATAATCTCTTTGTTGAGAAATGGTTCTCCTCCCAATAAGCATAACTCCCGAGGACGAATTCTCCTGTTCCAAAGGAGATACCATTCTCTGAGAGTTTCTAGAGTTATATTTTGTTTGTATCTATCATTAGCATAGTGACCACACCCATCACACATAAAATTGCATGAGTGTGTCACATGCCACTCAAGATGGGGAACCGAGAGGAGAGAATATTTTTTGCTCATGTCCTACGCATCCAGCAAACCAACCAGTAGCGATATACTTATCACTCATAGGAGGATTACCTCTATGAATATGAGTAAATGATCCTGGCCAAATAACTACTCTACCTCTTTTAGGTTTAACTTTAAGTTGTTGATACAGGTATTCTGTTTCACCACCTTCATCAACATCATTAAGATAGACCATCCAAGTTAGAACTCTCATTTGAGCATTCCAAGTAGAATCTTCTGCATGAAAAGCATGATATCCTTCTTTTGGACCAGTCTTTTGCAACATTACACAACTGCTCATGTAAGGAAAAGACCTAAGGTATGGGTAGTTATCAATGTAATTCAAAGCACACTGCCCAACGAGTGAGGACAGGTAGTCTGCCTCACCAGGAGAGAAGTTGTGCATCTCGACTTGTTTATCAGAGAGATAATTTTGGCGTCGAGGTGAGAGATATTCAGTTTGTTCCAAGTATTCGATCAACCAATCACAAAATCCCTGCTCTACAACATCATCCCAGACCATAATAAAGTCTTGATGCATTGCAACTTTAGATTGGATTTGTTCTTTAGGATCTACGAATTCTTGGTCTGGCATTTTTAAAAGGGTATGTGACTCCACCACCTAGTTTTAAGAACTAGGAAACTTATACAACGGATTCAAGATCAGCTGACAGAGATTCCATAAGGATATCATAGTCATCTAGAGGATCGCCAGAGAATACAACACCAGTGTTCTCATAGTAACGACGGACTTTTTTGAAGAGTTTTGGATTTTTTACGTCCAAAAAGAGATCTCCATTGGCAGCAGACTTAAGAGTCTGAATGTCCTTCTTGAACTTAACGGTGATTGTCATTGTCCTGTGAGTGTTGACAATAGTATTTTACAAGGATGACGTAAAAACGTCAAGTGGGGGATGCGAGGATCGAACTCGCCTTAGGCGAATTATGAGTTCGCTGCATTCACCAGATTGCTAATCCCCCTGGTAGGACTGTCGGGAATTGAACCCGATTGACTCCGTTATAAGCAGAGCGCATTAACCAATATGCGACAGTCCCTTAAGGTGCCTCATTGTGTTCAGTATACATGCGTATGAGTTCATCATCCGCTGGGGTCATGACAGCTGTCTGACCGTCCTCAGCGACAACACCTATAGTCTCCCCGTTCTCCACTCTTTCAAAAAGAGTTTCCCAATTATCTTGCCACTCTTTCACAGTAAACATTTCAATCTTCATTTAATGCCTCCTGAATACTACGATACCTTACCCAGTTGTTTTGATATGGAGTTGGATCCCAGTCTACTGGGCACCAATGGAAGTACATATTTCTATAATACTCACCAGTAAATGGAGTCTCTCTTGCATGAACACAGAGACTTTCATACATTAACATGTCTCCTTTATCAAAAGTAACTTTATGAAGTTTTCCATCATGATCGATGAACTCTAAAGGCCACTTTACTTCTGGATGTTCATCCACATGAACAATGAGACTAATAATATGTGTTGATATCTCATCTCTATGTACACATAGCATTGAATCTTTGTGATAAGATCTTATCCCATACCCTTGAATAAAATTAAGTTTTTCTCCACACCACTTTTCCATAAGAGGTTGAAGTTTTTTTGCCCAACGATCAAATGCTTGATCCGAAATATTTGCTCTTAGGTAGAATGGTTCATCAGTGTCCAGCATTGCTATTGCACCACCAGAAACTACCTGATCATAATGTGGCTCAAAATAAGGATCTTGTTGTATGTCCGTAAATCTTGCCTTATTATATTCAAGCATCATATCAAAGTAAAGATCATCAGGGATCCTTTCTTTTTTAAATCCTTCCTTTGTAAATCTTGGCCAAGGATTGGTAATACTCATCTTAATTTTGGTCCGTACATCCAGGTTACGAGAGAGATTCTTTTTCCATGTGTTACTGGAGTAACTCTATGAGGAATTCTAGAATCAAAAACAATAACAGATCCTTTTTCTTTGGGTGCCTTTACAACATTCCCATGATAATCAATAAATTCTAAGTCACCGCCCATGTATTCTGTAGGGTCAGTAATTAGCACACTAGCACTTAACTTTCTAGTAAACTTTCCATCTTCAGAAGTTCCATAATCACTGTGCCAACCATAGTGACCACTCTTCCCATACAAAGATACTTGAATACTTTCAAGAACATTTAAGTCATATTCCCAATACTTACGATTAGCAAGACCAATGTAATGAGAGATAATACTACATGCCCAGTGTTCTTCATACCACCAGGTCAACTTTGAATTTCTGACAGAAGTATCTAATCTACCCGATGCTTCACCACCTACTTCAGCGTCATGCCATCTAGTTGAACCGAACTCCTCCATTTCAGTGAGTTCTTCTGCCATCACATTGACAATTTTTTCAGGAATTACTTCTCTATAGTAAACAAGAGGGTTTTGAGCGATTCTATGTGTTCCTTGAACAACAGGTTCTTCAGTTTGATTTATAGATTTACTTACGTACATGCTGTTAAAAAAATTATATGGAATCGGGATGACAGGATTTGAACCTGCGGCCCTTCGCTCCCAAAGCGAATGCGCTACCAAACTGCGCTACATCCCGACATTGCACATTCTATCGAATCAACCTAATTTTGTCAATTATTTAGTCTTCTTCGTCGTGGTCGTAAGTCAATCTACAGTCCCACGCATGATCCTCTTCCCATTCTGGTTCATACAAGGGGCAAGGTTCTTCAAACAAATGCCCCATTCTAAGTTGATTGATACGCTCTCTTAGTCCTTTATAAAATTCTCTCTTCTCGTTTGGATTCATTTTCTACTTTTTTGTCTATAAAGTGATCTTGAGCCAGGGGAATAATGGAGGTACTACTCCAATGAGTCTAAGAAGACCCTCACTAAAAAGTGCAAGAACAAAAAAACCAACAAACATACTGATAATTCCAGCGTTACGATTATGTTGGCGTATTGCATCGTCTATCATCTCCTGAACTTCTTGTTTGGTAGGATGATGTGCTGGCGGTGGTGGTTTTTTAAAAATTGACATCTTTCTCATCACTCATTTTTGATAAATCGTCTAAGCGTTTTTCCCAAGTATCTCCACCCTCAAATCCTCTTTGGGGATTTATACAACGACTATCCCCTAACTTGTTACAGACCAATCCTGCAAGGTCTCTTTCATTTCCTTTTGCACCTGTTGCCCAGGTGTGATTACCATTCATCCAAATTGCACCACATTTAGGACATTCCTTCCTCTCAAGTTTGAGGTCGGAGAATTCCCTATCGTTGGTCATCTTGAATCTCCTTGATGAGTTTAGTGTAGACTTCCGTATCCTTGAGTAATCTTTTCCTCAATTTACGTTCAATGAAGAACATACGAGATCTAATTATTGCATATCTAAAAGTTAAATCTAAATATGCAAATACTCTCAGAGTTCCCTCTACTCCACTATAGGCAATCATTAACAGAACGATAACCAGGAGTGTATAAACTCCAACAAGAGATGCTGAATATGAAGTAGATGGATCCATAAAGGCACAGTGCTACGTTTACTTATAAATTCTATATATGGAATTGTACTATGTCAACAAGTTATGTGTTCAATTCTATACTAAGTTTGGCAACAATCAGTAAAAATTATTAAATTAATTACTTAATTTCAAAATCTAACCTACGAACCTTACGTTTGCGTCGGTTCTCTTGCCAAGCTCTATCTTCTCTTGAGAGAGTATCTGATTTTTTATTGTCTGCAACTCCCTCCACAATAACAACTTGGGATAAGTCCATAGCACCTACAGTGTCATCCACGACTTTCATCATGTTTGGACATCCACAACACTGCACTTTATTGGTACTATGCAACTCTCTGTTGCACTCTTTACATCTTACTAACATAACCTGGTAACTTAGAATGCTTGATGACGGGATCGAACCGCCGACCGCCTCGGTGTAAACGAGATGCTCTACCGCTGAGCTAATCAAGCGTAACATTACACTTATCCGTATGCTATGTGGGCGCTACACCCAGAATACTGACAGTTTGTAACGGAGTAGGAAGCAGTACCACCGCTAACATCCAAAGGGGGTTGATTCCAAACTACAGGGCAACGGTATATCCGCGCCGCTTGGCACCTTTGGTCGGAACGTCTCAAGTCCTCTCTGGATAAATTATACCACTAGGGATTATCCTTGTCAATTCCCAATTCCTTTAGATAGTCAATCCACCAGTCGGGATCCTTCTTACACTTCCAATTAGGGACAGGAAGACCCTTTTCTGAGTAGTACTCTTCTAAAGCATTATCGATAATCTGTGCGATCTCCATACTCCTCTTCCTCCTCGTCAACGTCTGCATATGCGTCTGCCACATACGGTCCTCGTTTTCTAAAGGGTTCTTTTCCGACATAAGAAGATTCAGATTTTACAGCAGACACCCAAACAGCAAGCTTCATTATGATAAAAATTAATCCAAGTGGTGCTAAACATGCCGCTAATACTAGTGACTGTCTCATATACACCTTTTACTTTTTTACTATTTAGAGTATTCTTTCCTGAGGAACAACATTACCAAATGATAGGCATGCTCTAGGAGTAGTTAAATTATTGAACACATGATGCTTGGTCCTTCCCCAGAAGAAGTGCATACTATTGTTCGACAATATTTGGTTTTGAACTCCTTCCTTACTATCAACTAGAAGTTGACAGGTTTCTTGATTTTGAGGGTTGACACTGAGACCCCACAGTCCTCTGATAATAAGGTCATCGTCTCCCTGAGGATCGAGGTCAGTATGCCAATCAATTACTTTACCAGGTTCCAGAAGATTAATTGAACATCGTTGGCGAATACCCACTTCTAAGCAGAGATTAAACAGAGTTGGCACGTACACTGTATTCTGCGTGTAGAAGATCTCCCGCTCTGGATCAACATAAACACCCTGATCATAAACCCTTTCGAGTTCTGCAAGATCCATAGAAGGATGATACCTACCAAACAGTGTTGCAATCTTGCAATCTTGGTATGCTTCTTTACCCTCATTGAATACTAGTCGATGCCTAGCAGATTCATACTCATCCCTACATTTTTCGTAGTTGATATTGAGTAAATTAAGATTAGGGTTTATCTCATCCTTTGTAAAAAATCCACCCATAAGACTTGAGTAAATGGAATCAATATCTGGGAAGTAGTACATAATGGAGAATAGCGGGATCGAACCGCTCGCCTCCTGCTTGCAAAGCAGGCGCTCTACCAAATGAGCTAATTCCCCAGCGATTCAGGCTGGACTCGAACCAGCGACCGACTGCTTAGAAGGCAGTTGCTCTATCCAACTGAGCTACTGAACCAATGTTTTTATTATATCAGTCCTCTTCTTTCTCGTCAACTACTTCTTTGCCAGATGCCTTATCAATTTCTTTTTGATTCCTTTTGGCAATTTCCTTAACGTGCTGTACAGGGGATCCGATATAGTTAGCGAATCCCTCAAGGTCGTTATGACCCCAGTCATTAAGTGCGTCTGTAGGTACTCCACTCATTTTTAATTGCTCCTAAATTGATTATAACCGATACCAGAATTCCATCCGCCAGGTCCCTCATGAAAGTTCTCAGAACCACCAGGAGGATCCAATTGAACAGTTGTTGGACTTCCAGTTTGTGTGGCAATTTGATACATCAACTCATGAATGTCCTCAGACTCTACACTAGGAGATGATGCTTCCTGCATTTTGTATTCTGCTTCAATTGCCATATAATCCTTCTGCTTATCAGAGAGATCTGGTGCAGGACCAAACCAAGGGTCATCTGTAAGGTATGCGGGAGCAGGAACACCCGTGTACGAATACTCTGGTTCTTGCAATTCTTGACAGGGAATTTTTTCCCCGTCAATGTCACACTCAACCTCTGTACCCAGTGTAATATCAGCAGCGATTGACCTCACTGGGATGAAGATATCTTTAATAGACTTGAGTGCTTTTTTAATCATGACAAAACCAGTTTCTTAGTGTATTCGTAGGAATAGGTCTCTCTATGACCTTTGATGCCCCATCCTAACCAATAAAAAGCAGGAACCATATATTGATGGACAGTTTGACCACTGCCTTCAAACATGGGAAGATTACGTTGGAAGACGTTCTCGTTAATCATGTAACGAGTCTGTCCTTCCAAACTGCTGGGGTCACATCCGTATTTATTACAAAACTTACCGAGATTATTGTAGCGGTTTATTGAAGTCCACTGAATCAAACCATAACCACCCGCATGGCAGTCTTCATATTTTACGCGAGCACCACCTTCACAGATGTTAGGAATGAACTTTGATTCCTGTTTGATGTTGCCCATGATAGTTGCAAGGGCATTACGATCAGTAATTCTTGTGTGTTCTTGGAGTTCCTCCAAGACATACTTCTCTTCAGGAGTGCAGTCGGGACACTTCCAAGAAACAGGTTCAAATTCAACTACAGGAATAATGACCTCTTCCTTAGGAGGGGCAGAACTCAGCGCGGAGCTTCCCGCAATTGCAGTTAGTGCAGCAATGGCAAAGAATTTCATAGCGTTATTCAAAACGACCCCACGAGTGTATCAAGATTGCCTGGGTTTGTCAATAGCTGAGACTACTGGTGGTTCCTCATCTCTCTTTTTCTTAACCGTTCCGTTACTACCACCCGATTTAGCAGGAGAGAGTCCGAAGGCAGCTAACGATCCAGAAAACACCGAGGCGATGAACGTGGGATCGAAATCTAAAATCTTTTGACCGTTGGGAAGTCTAACGTATGAGAATGTGAGAAGGGATGCAGACCAAATAAGGACTACAACTTTCACCAGATTACCAAGAACTTCACTTTTATCTTCATCCTGTTCCTTCTCATCTACTTTGGGCTTTGTATCTGCCATAGGTAGATTGCAAGGTAATTATATTTATTACTTCAACGCATCAACAGTGACACTTGTTTTGTTGATTTGATTGTACTTAATGCAGAGATCATGACTTGAAGCGTGTTCCCACTTGTGATATGTGGTTTTGAGTTGCTCCGTATAAACATTGCCGTTGACGCTTCTCATTTCATCTGCGACAACTGCTTTGATTAAAGCGTCCCTAGTTAAGTTAGTCATTTAAAATGCTAGGTATCCAACAAGCAAACCAGAATATTAATAGCAGTAAGTAAAACTGTCAAGGGTTGCTCTTGGGTGGATTTTATTATTTAGGTGTCAATACTCCTCTATGGACATAATTTCAATGTCAGGTGACCCATCATCTTCAAACCATTCTTTGAACTCATCGGCAAGAGCAAGAGCATCTTGAACCTGACGTTGAGTAGTATCACTACTCTTAACCATGCCTTCGATACGATCAACTGCCCAATCGTTAATCATCTTCACAAGTTCTTCAGTCGTCTTCTCTGCCATAATAATCTTTTCGGTAGTACCTGCTGAGAATGTTGCTATTGTAGAAGAGTGGAGTCCCGTCGTCAAGGGCTTCGGTGAGGACGTTGTGCCCAAATAATTGTCTGGTTTCTTCAAAATTAGTTTTGCCCTTCGTCTTATGAAGGCTGATAATAGCTCTGCTAAAATTCTGCTTACCCAATTTGATAATGTCTTCCTTAAGTTCAGGACAGGACCCATAATACTTTTTCCAATCAGATTCTTGTTTTACTTTGCGTTTTTTTCCTTTTGGTGTTCTAAACGACCAAAAATACTTTCTTCCAATGTAGCGTCTGCCGTTGGTGAGATTGGTAATTTCATAAACAAAACCAAAGTAGTCGCCAACATCGCAACTATCAAAAGCTCGTTCCATGTAAATCCAAGGATTTTCATAATCGACCATTCATATATCCTAGTTTACCGTATTTAGATAAAAAAAGACCCCCTTGCGGAGGTCTCTTAACATTCTATTCAGTTCAGCAGTCTTCTAGGATCGCCTGGACATCCTCAGTAGTGAGGTTGACCATCAGTACTTCTGCTTCTTCTAGTGTCTCTACATGACCCTCCACGTAGAGGTACTTAAGAACGAGATCATAGTTGGTCTCTTCACCCATTCTAGAAGCGACTCCGCCTGCCTTGTCAGCAACCTTACGTGCTGCCTTACCGACTGCACCCTTAACATTACGCTTCGCTTGAGCGATTCTGTTCTTGATGCCCTGCTTCACTCTGTTCTTGGCATCAGTTGCCTTATCCTTAACAGCCTTGGCAGCAGCGTATCCAGAGACTGCAGCAGATGCTGCCTTCTTCTTGACTGCTTTCTTAGCAGAACTTGCAGCATCCTTTGCTGCCTTTCCTGCTGCCATACCAGCACCTACAGCAGCATATCCTGCGGTCTTAGCAGCACCACCTGCCTTCTTAGCAGCTGCCTTTGCCTTGTCACCTGCTTCTGCTGCCTTTGCTTTTGCCTTTGCTTTAATTGCTGCCTTCGCCTTGTCTCTTACGGACTTGTGACCAGTCATGGTCTGAGAGTATGACAGGTCTTGACCCTTCTTACCCTTCAGTTTGGTTCCAGTCGCCTTCAGAGCGCCCATAGCGATCTTAGACTTTGCCTTATTGATTTTATTAGATGCAGCAGTCTTAGCGTCATCACCTGCCTTCTTAGCAGCAGCACCTGCCTTCTCAATACCCTTCTTGACAGTACCTTTTACCTTTGCCTTGGCATCAGAGACTGCCTTAGCGCGAAGGTTTGCTCTCTTGCTCTGACTAGTGGCAGCATCATCTTTTGCTTGCTGTGCCTTAAATTTAGCACGCATCTCCTTTTGCTTAGGAGTCATTGCCTCAAGAAGATCATCAAATCCATCAAGGATCTCTTCACCAGTATAACCTTCGTCCAACATATCAACGACGATCTCATCGATGACTTCTTCAGTCAACTCTTCAAAATCAGCAGAGTAGTCTTCAACAATCTCTTGCTCAACAACCTCGGTCTCTTCAGACAGGTTCTGAGGTGCAGAGGTATAGATGCTTTTATATTCCTCTTTGATCGTTCTAAAATCCATGACGGGAAATACTTACTTTGATAGTATTATTTATTGTTTTCCCGTCTCCACTGCTGATACATGGCATTCAAAGCCCAAGAGGCAGCTAGACTATCTGGACCATTCTCCAGTAGTTCTAACTGCCTCTTAGTGACACGATGAGTATTCTTATACTCTTCCCTCCAATTAGAGTTGGAATCCTGAGAATGTATCTTTTTTGACATCTTGCTTAATTCCACTTACAACATAAGATTCTACTTCAGTCTCCTGAGGAGCGACCTGCAGACCCTTAGAGGAGATCCAGTGCTGTGTCCAGGGGAGAGGATTGTTCTTAGCAGCAATATCATAAACTGGTTTCATGCCAAGTGCCTTCATGCGACGATTAGCAACCCACTCAACATACTGTTGAAGAAGTTTGTCGTTGAGACCAATCATAGATCCATCCTTAAACAGATAGTCTGCCCAACGCTTCTCTTCATTGACAGCACGGTCAAACATTGCATAAACGTATTCCTGTTCTTCCCTTGCAATCTCTTGCATTTCTTTATCGTCACCTTGCTTCCACTTGTTCAGAATGTTTTGGGTGATGGCGAGATGTTGATTTTCATCTCTAGCAATAAGGGAGATAATTTTTGCTGAACCTTCCATGAGTTTAAGTTCACCAAAAGCAAAGCTGCAAGCAAAAGAAACATAAAACCGTATTCCTTCCAGGATATTGACATTAGCAACTGCTCTATAAAGTTTACGCTTCAATTCACGACGCTCCCACTGGGCGGTAGGAGAATCTTTAAAGTCACCCTTCCACATGTTACCAGTATCGTACTGATGAGCACAATTAATGAAGTCATCATAAGACTGAGTAACGCTACTAGCACGTTCTAAGATACGCTTATCGGTAACAATCTTATCAAAGACCTCTGAAGGGTCTGCATAGACATTCTTGATGATATATGTATAGGAGCGACTATGAATCATCTCCATGAATCCCCAAACCTCCATGCATGCTTCTAGTTCGGGTAGACTGCAGTAAGGTATAAAAGCCATCCCAGGACCACGCCCTTGAATGGAGTCAAGCATAATCTGGTACTTGAGGTTAGAGGTATAGATATGCTTTTGTTCTGGGCGAAGTGTTTGATAATCTCCACGGTCTTTCTGCAAAGAAACTTCTTCTGGTCTCCAGAAGTATCCAAGTTGTTGAGTTGTCAGTTTGTCAAATACGGGATATTTGTATGAATCGTATCTTTGAACCCCCAGTGGTTTACCGAAGAACATCGGTTGCTTTTTAATATTAACTTGTTCAGTATTGAAGACTGTCATGCCTTCAAGTTGTTTTGGTGTAGTTGAAGAGTTCATTGATTTAGATTCAACAAAGTCGTATTGATGCATTTCGTTCGCGCTCCAGTAAAGTAATTTATAAGTTTTAAATTTTACAGGACTCGCAGTCCTCTTCGTCAGCAGTGTCTAGTTCAGATAGCAGTGACTCCAACTTATCCATCTTATCATCAGAGACCTCATCTGTCTTCAAATCATAAGTATTTTGATAGTAAGATGTCTTCCAACCATACTTGTAAGTCTTGAGAAGATCTCCTGCCATTACAGAGACTGGAATCTCACTATCGGTATAATGCTCTGGATTATAACTCCAATTACCACTAATTGCTTGGTCGAAGAATTTCTGCATCACTGATACAACATTGATATAACCAGTGTTGTCTGGCATATCCCAAAGAAGGGTATAGTTATTCTTTAGTGTGGTGTATTGTGGAACAATCTGCTTAAGGGGTCCTTTCTTCGATTTTTTAATGGACAAGTATCCTCTAGGCGGTTCGATTCCATTGGTTGCGTTTGACACAACGGAACTGCTCTCTGAAGGCATTTGTGCGGACAGTGTGCTGTGTCTGAGTCCGTGCTCCAAGATAGATACCCTAAGAGATTCCCAATCACGTTCGTACTCCTGACTAGAGATTTCGTCTACATCACTCTTGTATGTATCAATGGGAAGAATTCCATCAGCATATTTTGTTCGTGGGAATGCACTACACGCACCCTTCTCTTTTGCAATCTGATTAGAAGACTTCAGCAAGTAATACTGGAAGGATTCTGAAAGACCATGGACCGCATCCCATGCCGCTTGATCTGCATAATTAAATCCCAGCTTAGCAAGGTAGTGAGCAAGACCGATAAAACCTACTCCAAGGGATCTACGCGCCTTTGTAGCGAGTTCTGCCGCAAGGATAGGATACTTCTGATAGTCAATCAATTCCTCAAGTCCACGGACAGACAGATCACAAAGTTCTTCAAGTTCATGATCGGACTTGACCTTGCCAACATTAACTGCGGACAAGATGCACAAAGCAATCTCACCTTGACCATCAATATGCTGAAGTGGATCTGTAGGAAGAGTAATCTCTTGACACAGGTTACTCATGTTCACCTTGTCTTTGAAGGAGGAGTGAGTGTTGCAGTGGTCGATATTCATGATGTAGATGCGACCTGTCTCTGCTCTCTCCTTCAGGAGATCCATAACAAGTTTTTGAGCGCCGATAGTTTTGCGCGGAATAGATCCATCAGATTCATAACTTGTATAGAGATCATCAAACTCGTCAGTGCCAAAAGCATCGTAAAGACCTGGCACATCGTGAGGTGAGAATAGGGAGATGTCTCCATCTTTGATGAACCGCTCATAGAACAGTTTGCTAATTTGAATACTGTAGTCTAGTTTGCGAACTCGGTTATCTTCTGTTCCTTTGTTATTTTTTAGGACTATGATGTCTTCGATTTCTTGGTGCCAGATTGGGAAGTGGACAGTCGCGCTTCCACCTCGAATGCCATTTTGAGTGCAGCATCTGACAGTGCTCTCAAATTTTTTGAGGAATGGTACAACACCTGTGTGTTGAACTTCTCCGCCTCGGATCTTAGCGTTGATCCCACGGATTCTGCCCGCGTTGATACCGATTCCCGCCCTTTGTGCAACATATCTGCCGATAGCCATATCAGAACTAAAGATGCTATCGAGGGTGTCATCAACATCAACAAGAACACAGCTAGCAAATTGTCGAAGTGGAGTTCGCACTCCCGCCATGATAGGTGTGGGAATGTTGATTTTGTGCTTGCTGATTGCGTCGTAGTATCTTCGTACATAGTTGAGTCTCGTCTCTTTAGGGTAATCTTGAAAGATTGTTAGAGCGATCATCACGTACATAAACTGTGGTGACTCGTAAACTTTTCCAGTGCTTCTATCTTGCACAAGGTACTTGTCAACGACCTGACGTAAACCCGCATAAGTGAACAAGAAGTCACGGTGATGATCAATATAACTATTAACTTTTTCAAGTTCATCGCAACTATACCTATCTAGCACTTCTGGATCGTAGATACCCCTCTTTACACACTCTTTGATGTGGGAAAGAAGATCTGGGAGATCTCGCATCTTCCCATAGACAGATTTCCTTACAGAAAAGAGCAGGAGACGTGCTGCTACAAACTGATAATTGGGATGATCCAAATCAATGAGATCACTTGCAGAGCGAATCAAAATCTCTTGGATCTCACCCGTTGTGATGCCATCATAAAACTGAATACCAGACTGGATCTCAACCTGACTCGCAGAGACACCTGCAAGACCCTCACAAGCGGCGTCAACCATCTTGTGCATCTTCTCTAGGTCAATGGGTTCAATTTGCCCTGAACGCTTAACTACCTTAATGCCGTTGCTCATATTTTTTTCCAGTTTGTAAACTTTAACTTTGCTTGTAAGCCACTGTATGTGTTTGATTCTACCAGATTTTGAACGTCAAGTCCAGACATTACCATGTCATTTATGTCCTTGACATCTACGCTATCTGGCCAAATGACTACCGACTTACCAGAATCGATTGCCTTGGATATTCGATTGACGATTTCTCTATTACGGGGTTCGTTATCATAAACCCACACGCAACTGCCAATCCCGATACTATCGATATTAGCATCAGCTCCGCACATAGCAATCGCGTTGCGAATAAACGTGCTGTCGAATGGTCCTTCTGTAACATAGACTGGAGCATCTCTTCTGATGTTATCCAATCCGTAGATCTTTGGTGCGTCATCATCAAGCATCACGGTAATGTATTTAACCTTGCTGGGACCAAGTGATCTTCCTTGGTATCCAATCAATTCATCCTGATAAATTAAAGGAATAATAATCCTAGGTTCATCATAAGTAACGTCATCAAAAGTCTTGACCTTTGTATTGGTCCACGCTTTGAATCTATCAGTATAATAAAATTTATCTGGATCGAGTTTTCTATCTTCAAGATATTTCTTGGCATCCACATTTGCAGATGCTTTTGGTAAACCTATCTTAGATTTCTTCTTAAATTTTGGTTTCTCAAATTCAAACTTAGGTTCCTTAGTGACAAAACTTTTACCAGCGTGTCCCTCCTTAAACTTCTCAAGTGTATATTCCTTGTGAAGAGCAGGTTCGACTTGCTTTAAAAAATTATTGAAGGACAAACTAATACCACAGTTGTGACACTTGTAGTTGGTATTATTTTTTATCCTATAAAGATAACCACGAGCTTTATTCTTAGTCTTCTCAGAGTCACCACAGATAGGGCACCTGAAATTGTAGAGGTCGGGTTTGACTCTCTTAAATTTTGACAGGCGACTAGATATCAGGTTGATGAACCTAACGTCAACAAAGTCCATATTTTAGGTGTCTATGTGGGGATCTTAACACTCCCAAAACCTACTGTCAACATCCAAATCCAGTAAGCAAACCGTCATAATGCTTGTCCACATATAGACAGAGTTTGATAGTTTTTGGAAGTAGTACAGCGAGTTCTTATTTCGTTTCATGGTTCGTGGTTAAACCATGATTATTTATTTTTGAACGCTAACTTGAGTTGGAGCTGATGTTAATACTTCTATCACTGGTGGAACCACTTGCAGAACTGTCACAAAGGTTGCAATTACTGCTGCTGCTCCCACAACAAACTTGGCATTCTGATCTACCTTCTTCTGCAATTGAGATATTCTGTCATGAAGGATGCCATTACTCTTGTCATGAGTTTCCTTCATCTCTTCAATCATTTTGACAATCAATTGATTGGACTTATCGCCTTCATCCAATCTATTCTCATGACGTTCTAAAATAACAGCAATCTTATTACTATTCTCTGAGATTGTACCTACAGCACGTTCTAACTTATCCAGCATCTCTTTGGATAAGTCTTCATAGATATCTAATTTTGACTCCAGAACTGCTAACTTGCCAAGTCCAAATGCCATCCTACTGCCCTTTTTTAGGTGTCCAGTTCTTTCGAGTATTTCTTTGGAAGATATATCTTTTTTTCTTTCTTACAGGAGGATTATCACCTGCTTCAGAAGATCCAGCAATCTGACCGTTGCCCATTGCCATGGTAGGTCCACCCTCTTCCTTTAGGGTTCTAACAATTCCAATTATCTTATCAAGAGGATTCATTTTTATAAACCTTCCTTAATTCGGACAGACAAGAAATGTCAACTGGGATGTCATGAATATATGTCTTAGGGTACTCTGGAAGACGATTTAAAAAAATAATAAATGTCTTCATAACATCCCATAGGTCTCTCTCAATTTTGTAGAAGAGCATTGGGGTTGCTGCTTCTCCAAAAATATTATAAAGAACTATAAAATGATTTATTAGAAGATGGGTCTTCAACTGACCAGTATTCCTATATCTCTTTAGCAATCTCTTTATGTACTTAAAGTGATTTAAGTCTTTATCAAAGTCCTCTTTTGTTACCGCCTGAGGATTCTCATAATTTTTTATTGCAAAAAGAAGGAAGTTATCTTCATTCAACTCATTAAACTGCATACCATATTATATCTAACTATCAGAATGGGTTGGTGTCATATACAGGAGCGTTACCAGTTGTGATGCCAGACATCGCAACAAGAACTTCCTTCTTGACTCTCAACTCTCCATGCTGGTCAACATAGGTTGTAACACCAACCCAACCACCATGATCAAGTTCATACTTGGAACCTGCGGTATTAGTCAAACCTGCAGCAGCAACGCCATAGATTGCTTTGTCTTCTGTACCAGAAGCACCTTCACTATAGGTGACATCACCAATAGAACTGACAGGGCACTGCGAGACGGTGAACGAGGTAGCAGCAATCGCTGCACCACTAAGTCCTGCAGTAGAACCAATTGTTAATTGAGTTGCGCTTGCAATGCTGACAATTACAGCATCACCAAAATAAGTACCGCTGCGATCACCGAATCTGATCACATCACCTTCCTGAGCACTACCCGCTGCGCCAAAGGCTGTACCGCCTCCAGTGCAAATACCAGTCGCGTAGTTCAGGGTTACTGTTCCTGCAGAGGTTACGTTATCACTATTTCCCCAGAGTGCCATGTCTTACTGTCCGTAAAATTCAGTTACCTTTTTTTATTTATAAAAACCATCCCGTACAAAAGAGGGGAGCAATGCTCCCCTGGGATCACTCAGCGGATTCTTCTGAACGTGCTCTGATCGCTGCCGATACCGCCTCAAGCAGTTGATCATCCATGTCTGTTTTGGTCAACTTGACTGCTTTGCCAAGAATCATCAGACAAATTTCGATTAATTTTTCGCCCAATTCCTCGTTCTCAGGAATCTTTGATACAGCATCAGTAATAATTTTTGATGCTAATGGGAGCAAGAATGCTAACATGATGAACCTCAGTCTACTATACAGACTATATAGCAGACTTAATGATTTTTTAATCAGTCACCCTGATAGCGACCTTGACCATATCCATATGGATCTGGTTTAGGCTTTCTCTTTTGGGCAAGTTTGTTCTTGATTCTATCAACAGGTGTTACACCTTGATAACCCTTCTTACCCTTTTCCTTCTTCTTACCTTGTGGTTGAATGGCATTCTTTCTAGAAGACATCATGCCACCAGTCTTTCTCATCTCACGAGAGACCTTATCAAACGCACTCTTGCCGTCACGGGTTCCACCCTTCTCAGAAGGATTACCAGTCTTGAAGTCTTTACCAGTTTCTTTAGCGTAACGAGTACGCTCATCTAAACCAGCCTCTTCACTAGCAACAGAACGAATTCTGGCATTAAGATCTTCAGCATCTTTTCTTGCTTTGATCTTAGATTGACCTGCAGCTGATCTGGATTTCTCCATCTCAGCTCTCGCATTCTGCATTTGCTGACGCTCAGTGTCTTGCTGCTTTGCTCTGAGCGAGGAAGCACTAGGTTGTGCTGCCTCGCCTACTGCTTTTTTGCTTTATCAGCAGCAATTTTTTTCTGTTGCCACTTGTCAAGAATCTTATCATGACGAGTTCCCGCAGCACGCTCACCTTCTCTGAACTTTTTGAAGTCAGAAATACGCTTGTCTCTCTTTGCAGTCTCAGCATCTTTTGCTGCCTTCTGCTTAGCGATTCTCTCCTTATTCAAGCGATCAAGTCTCTCATAAGGCTTCTCCTCATGAATAGTCTCTTCCTTCTTGAGGTTTGCCTTGCGATACATCAGGTCTGCCCTGGTGCCCTTGTCCATTTTACCTTGGGACTTGGGTTTGGTCTTGCCACCCACATCAGGTTGCATACCAGGGTTTGCTGCCTTGACTCTGCGTCCATGGGTGTATTCAGCACCAGATCTCTTGTCATCGCCAGAGATCATTTTACCGCCCTGAGAACGAGAAGCAGCATACTCTTTATCGGACTGACCGTGCTTGCCCTTGTAGACCTCATCTACTTCAACTTCTTCAACCTCAAGAACTTCGCCACCGAGTTTACCGATGCCTTCTTTGAGATCAGGATGAATCTCAATCTTGTTCTTTACACCTTTACCAGTGATCTTTTTTGGCTTCTCTTCTCCAGCAACTTCGACCATGGTCTCTTCTTCGATACCAAGATCTGCCTTCCAGTTAGAGAACTCTTCTTTTTTGGTCTTAGAGATTGCCTTACCAATTGCCTTACGGCGCTTCATCAGATACTTATCGGTCTTATCCTTCTTACCGTCGTTGTTGACATCACCGTCTTCCTTGCCGACAGGATCAAGTTTGCCAGACGTTTTCTTATCGTCCTTCTTACCTTTATCACCTTCACCCTCATAAGCATCGCCATGATCCGTAGGAGTTACAGACTGAATCTGGGGATTTGATCTCAGTTCATGCTTCTTCTTAGCATCAGCAAATCTTACATATCCTTTGGTATCGCCATATCCTTTCTTAGGAGTAACACGAACCTTTTCTTTATCACCCTTTCTTGCTTCTTCAATAGATCCATCAATCTCAACAGACTCCTTCTTCTCGCCTGAAAAAAGAAGACTCTTTGCCGCATCCTTAACAGGAGCAGGTGCGCTAGAGTTTTGAACAGATTGAGTAAATGCTCTCTCTAGAGGAATACCTTCTCTTCTTGCTTTATATCTGGTGTCATAGGCAAGTTGTCTTGCTGCCTTCTGAACATTGTCCCCGCCACCACCAGCAGAATTATCTTTCTTCTCACCGCCATCTGATCCGCTGGAAGATGCAGAAGACTTATCTAACTGAGGTTTAATCTTTGCTTCCATCTCCGCCAGATATACCTGATGAAGATCAGAGACAACATGCTTAAGGTTTGCCATTACTCTAGTGCTTCTTTTTTGCCTTGTATTTATTTATGAAATTCTTAATTTTCTTGGTGCCCGTCATCATCATGGCATACTCTCTATGAGCATCCGTTCCGACTAACCTTTGATCGGCAGGAACCCCCGATACTTCAGTCCATTCACGAACATCTCTAATCCAAGACTTGAACATATCATCTTCAGATGTTACACAGATGAGATGATTTGTACCTCTACGGACAATCTTTCCAATCTGGTCTGTCTTGATGTTATGGACAAAAGATCCTTCACAAAAAATCTCACCAGCAATATACTTTTCTCTAAGTTCTTGCTCTTGTTCGCGAGTAAGTTGTTCGGGAACTTCAGTAGTTACACTGTTTTTTGTCTTCTTAATTTTAGAAGTTTGTGCTGCTACTGGTCTTTGATTGTTTGAAGTTCTTTTTTGTGGTGGATCGGTTGCACCAAGAACTTGGTTTTGGTTATAAAACTTTAATTTACCGCCAACGTTTTTCGCAATAAATTCACCAGTTTTTTTGTCATGAAAAGACCCATGCCCATCAGGCACCAAACCAAGTCTCTTACCTTGAATTGAGGCAAGAGACTTTGCTTCGTCAATAAATTGCGAAAACTTTTTCATATCTGTCAGGATATAATAATATTTATAAGTGTATCAAGTTAATCTTTCCAGATCTTCCTGGAGTTTTGCATTTAGATACTCATCAAGATTTTTGAACTTAGTTCTCTTAAGAACTCTAGTTACCAAGTCTTTTGATAGTGGAAGAGATACACTAACTTTATACTCTTTTGCCATTACAATATGCCAGACTCTCTATATTTATGATTCAGCACTAACTACCTTTTCAATTTCCTTATCCAAAGCCACGATTGCCTCACGAATTGCAGCAGTTCTCTGAGAGGGGAACTCATAACTATCTTGTGCCGTAGAACGGAACAAAGCATCCCGAACTGTTGCTGCTGTAACTACATCCAATTCAATGTTAATCATTTCCATCCTCCTTTTAGTACCCACTCATTGTGGTATTGATTGTTCCAATTTTTACTGATCCCGTAGGATGGTTGAATTACTTGTTCGATGTACCTACGGTTTTCTCTAGCAATATTTAAACTCTCAGATTCAAGAGTTCTGACTCTTCCGTCAACTTGAGATGCCCACCATACTGCACCCGCTCCCTGAACCAACAGGAAGGATACAATGGCGAATGGAATTTTAAGATCCTTCATAGATCTCCCTCCACACGATTCTCAGAGCGATCAATACTGAACGCACCCTCAGGATAACGAGCACTAAGTTTTTCAAAGTTCATTTGAATGACCTCTTCGATACTGATATCTAGTGCCATACATGCCTGAGACACATACCACATAATATCTCCAAGTTCACGCTTCATGTGAAATACATTTTCTTCATTGTAAGGTTTGCCCTGGAAGACAATTTTCTTGACAACTTCAGTAAACTCACCTGCTTCAGCAGACAGACCAAAAGCAGCGGTCATCATTTGAGTCACATTAGCACCATTCGCCTCAAGTTCACTAAGACGAGCAGACATTACAGGATAGTCCAGACTAGGAGCACTGGTGGTTTGCTTGACGAACTCGACATACTTTTCAGTATCAACAGTCATAATTTTAATTTAATTTACTAGTAGTTTACTCTAAAACTGACAAATTGTCTATCCAATAGGAATATTGAATGACATTATTTTTCTTGGTTTGCTGGATTGCTGAACCCTACACTCATGACCAAGCATCGCAGGGAACAGTACAATATCACCTTCCTGAACATCAGTCAAACCCAAAGTCTCTATTCTACCAAAAAATGGATCTGGGAATGGAGAACAAAAAGTCGTTGACATATGTTCCTCTGGATCAAATTCAACATGTAGCACAGCGGACATATTACCCAATCCATGATTATGAAGAGAGTGATAATCACCTTTATTATATGTCTGTGACCAAAGTTGCCACTCTTCTGGTCCTTTAAATGGTAATGGAACTTTAGATCTTATTTCATTTAAATCTTCCTCTAAAAGAGAGTACCACTCATCAAAGTAAGGTGCTCTTCCATTACTAGTAAAGTAATCTGTATCACATTCATTCCATGCACTATGAGATTTATCAATCATCTCAAGAAGTTTTGGTTTTTTACTTTCCCAATCTAATATAGAATACTTTATAATCTTAATCGAAAATAAATCTTTGACTCCTAGCATGGGTTAAACAGTTTAATTGGAATATTAAAAGATATAATCTTCCTCTTTTTTTCAGAGAGGGTTGCTCTAGCTTCATGAAGAAGGGTTCCAGGGAAGAACAAAATATCTCCTTCATTAACTTGTGCTGTTACGTCAGCAACTGTTCCAATAAGTGGTTCCACAAAAGGAGCATAGAATGTTGTTCCACCATGTTCCATTGGATGAAGATCCAAGTATAAAACTGCAGACAAGACAGCATTTCCATGATTGTGAGGACCATGGAATTCATTTCCTCTATACTCTTGTGACCACAAATGCCAAAATTCTTTTGGATGATAATGTAGTCCAAGGTGCGGAAGAACATTATCCAGATCATTTTTCATGATTGAATACCACTCATCAAAATAGGGTGCTCTACCATCAGATGTATAAAAATCTGTGGAGCACATATGCCATTCATACTCCACACTATCCAACATTTTTACCAGTTTTGCTTTCTTCTCTTCCCAATTTGGAATAGAATATCTAAATGAAGATATCTCAAATAGTGTTATTTTGCTGAGAGTCATGATCTGCTTTACCTCTAGTATTCCCGTAATAAATTACTTCCAATGGTTCATCATCTGGTGCCTTGAACTTCCTCCAAGGATCAACAATAACACTACCAAATGGGAAGTCACAATAGACTTCATCTCCAGTATTCTGTTTATCCCAATACCTATAAGTTGTACTCACGCTATGAGCAAGTAAGAAGACTGCTGGACCACTCCACTTGTCGCCAGTATATGGATCAACATATCGAACCCTCTCACCAAGCTGTTCAATGTAATGTCCAACCAAGAGACTGTAACTACCATCAACATAAGGCACTTTTGGTTTGTATGCTTTACCATGAATGACAATGGGACTTCTACAAGTCTCTGCAAGTTTGACCAGGAACTCGGCAAGATTTTTTGCCTGTTGTTCTCTAGATCGCATTACAGACTCAAAAATATCATATCCCAAATCTAATTTTTGAGACAGATACCTTAGGGCAATATTATCTCTAGGGTGACATGCTCCACCATCACCCATTCCCGCCTTCATATATGCAGGACTAATAATCCTAGTAGATGCACTAGTGAGAGCGTTAGTTACAACATCAACATCAATGTTCCCTTGACGTTCTGCAACGTCTTGAATCATATTTACAAAAGAGATTTTACTACTAATGAATGTGTTATAAAAGACTTTAACGCATTCCATCTCTTCATAAGTTCCTGTAACAAACTTACTTAAAAACTCTGGGTCTTTTTCCGTTACATTTCTCTCGCAATCCTCTATTCTTGCTTTACCTCTAGGTATAATTTCTGTGCAACCCAAATACAATTTAAGTAATGACCTGAACAAAATGTTATCTGTAGATAAACCATTCTCAGTTCCAATCATTATCATCTCTGGATTTTTAAAGTCATCCTTTACTGTACCCATAGCAATAAGATATGGATTGTAAATGAGAGTACAATTTGGCACCAAGGGAAGAAGTTGTTCTCTAATAGTTCCAGGAAGAACAGTAGAGATCAAAACTACCTGCTGCTGTAATGACGCATATTTGTTAACTTCGGTAAGAACTTCTTTGAGTATAGTGTAATCAAAATCCTTTGGTTCTAAATCCATGCATGGAAGACTACCATCATACTCTTCACTATGAGGTGTAGGAACGGCAACAAAAACTATAGTAGACTTTTGAACAACACTCTTGATGGATTTGTAATACTTTCTAGATCCACCACTTTTGAGTTTAGTTGCAGTAAGATTCTCTCCACCAGCAGGATCATAAGCATATATTTGATTGCCAGATTCGGCCATTGCTTCTGATACTGGTCCCCCAAGTTTCCCTGTGCCAATAAATCCTATGTTCATTCTCTCTCCAAGTCTAATGTTACGCAGTGGAATCCTCCACTAAGAGTTCTTTGATGCCTCATAGGCAGCATAGCACACTCAATTCCATATGTTTCCAATATTCGTCTAGTTGGATGCTGATGTTCTTCAAGAGCAACCAGATTAGGTGACACGCTGAATAAATTCATGTTGCACCACTCCGAAGCATTATTATACCCAGGATAATATCCTATGTCAATTGGATCAGGTGCTGCAATAATCTCCCACATATTAAAAGGATGAGGTAACTGCTTCCTAGGATCAGTAACTCTAGTGGGATTAACCATCATCAATCCCTCTCTCAAGAATGCAATGGTAGTATCTATGTGAACATATGTATAGATATCTTTAACTATAGATACATGTGCATCAGAATTCAAAAGACTTTGAAGTAGATGTGCTCCTGCAGCGTTACCACTATTAGACTGTAAATACAGAACATCTTCATTTGCCCTAATTGCATTAGCTGCATCAAATGCAGGTGTCAGTTCAGTAAGAGCAAGTATATCTGGATTACCAATACATCGTTCATTATATAATCCATCATGATATGAGCATGGCATCTCCACAACATTTTTGAGATGGTGCTTGAATGACCTCCAATTACCTACTCTCGATCTTAATGGTTGTGGAGTTGCTACAACAAGATCTCCATGAATGAATACTGAATCCCTAGGACAATAATTATAGTAATCAGTTGGTTCTCTATTTGGTCTCAGGACTTCTACACTCTCCCCACGCAAGAATTCACAGAAGGTCTCAAGGTCTTCATTAGCTTCATCGATAACTTTCTGAGGATATGGTCCAGTTTTTACTGAATCAACTTGATCTCTATCAGCATAGTTAATTGTCCTAAGACTTTTATCCATCTCAGGTATTCTTGCAAAGTCAGCGACACCAACAATTACTTTTTTAAGTTGATCCCATTCATTTGTTGAAGTCATGTTGTTAAAATTACCATTTTATGATCGTTTGGTTTTCCAAACGTAAAAAATTCATCTAGAGAGAATTTCAGATGCTTCTTCATCCACCAATAATAGTAAGCATATCTAGAATTGTCATGGTGTGGTCTGTTTATCTGAATACTATTTTCTGCACTAGGTAGTTTTGTATTTGTTGTTATCAATGGAATACAATATGTCTTACCAGTGTGACCCACAAAATAATCTACAGTAGTTGCATTACCACTGAATCCCTGAATTGAAGTCTGACAATTCAGTCTATACTTATCTTTGTAACAATGCAAGGATAATATTTTTTCAACATAATGTCTCTGTAAAAGAACAGGACCAAAGTACGAATGTCTCAATTTTGGATGTAGAAAAAATGGTATGAATTCTGTAGATTCAAATCCCAACTGCACACAGTCCCAATCATATGGGAGTCGAGACATTAAATATTCCCAATCAAAGTTCCAATACTCAAATAAATTAAGATCATAATCATCTTCCATCAAAAGAAGATACTCATCATCACTAGTATTGATCCACTTCTTCATAAACTCAAGATGAGTTACTGCATTACCAATCGCATATGCAGGCACTCCAGTTACAGTTCCAACAATATAATCAGATATCCAGTCCGTAATATTTGATGCTAAGAATTTTGATCCTGATATTCTTGTTGATGGTAACTTCCAATAATCAAACTGCTCTTCCATGTAATCTCTACGGTCAGTTCGATTATCAAGATTTACATAATGAACATGAGGGAATCCCTTCAATCTATTATTAAAATTCATCGTGCATACGTTGAGAGTTTTTTCAACATTCCCTTATCATTTGCCTTACCGTAAGTAAAGAATTCATCTATCTGATATCTCTTTTTATCTCCCCTCCACCAGTCATAGTAAGCTAATCTACAAGCTTTGACAAGTTGATATTTTTTAGTCTCTTTAGCAAAGAAATCTGTGTGGTTTGGAAATATTGGTACACAGTAAGTTTTGCCACAATGTCCAATAAAATAATCTGGTGTTCCCGAAGCTAGTCCAAAGTTTTTATTGGCGCTGAAGTTTGACAGATTATATTTGTCTCCCTCACAATGTATTTTAATTAACTTCTTTACATACCTCCGATTAAGAAGTGCCGTGCCAAATGTATGTGCTGGCAAAATTTGATGAAGATAGAATGGAATATAATTTAAATTCTCAAATCCCAGCATGAGACAGTCCCAATCATATGGGAGTCTACTCATTAAATAACTCCAATCAAAATGCAGGTGCTCTACAATTCCAAAATCTATAGTATCTCTACTAATGATTAATGTATCCTCTTCAGTATTATCGAACCAATCTTTTAAGAATTCAAGAATTGATATTGAATACCCTGCTGTGGCAATTGGAAGTTTATACTTAGGTCTATTAACAAGCAAATCCTTCCAATCATTGACATTGGAATTGGTATACTTGGAAGTAGATACCCTCTGATAATTCTTTACCTTCAAATTGATCAAATTCCGTTCCATGTGCTTATGCAATGGAGCACTTGTATCGGAATTAAAATAATAAAAGGTAGGAACCCCAGCAAACTTATCGTGTAAATTCATGATCCTCTAAAAAATTCAAGGTATGATTCCCCATATAATTTATATGACTTTCCAGTGATGTCATATGTGCGGAATCCGTTGGGCATTAAACGCATCGATTCGTGTCTAAAAGTTCCATAGGTAAAGAACTCATCCAGAGTATATCGATCTCTCTCATGCTGCCACCAATAATACTGAGTATTCCTAGCAAGAATATCACCTTCACTTCTATAGAATTTTTGAATGATACTATTGTTTTCAAAACTACCAAAGTTAGCATTGATGGTAATTAAAGGTAGACAATACGTTCTACCAGTATGAACCATAAAGTAATCAACGGTTCCAGAACCAGCAACGTCTGTTTGTCTATTCCACGCAGCATTAGCAACAGTATTTACTAATTTGTACTTATCTCCAACACAATGAAGATCGAGCAACTTCTCAACAAAAGAACGCTTTAAAAGAACTGGTCCAAAATCATGTGCAGATTCAATAGGATGTAAATGAAATCTCATTCCATCTGGGTTCTCAAATCCCATTTGAAGACAGTCCCAGTCATAAGGCAATCTATCCAATAGAGTTTGCCAATCAAAATGCCAGTAGTCAATTAATCTAATATCATAATCATCTTCCATTAGAAGAACATATGGATCTTTAGAAGTAGCATACCAATTCTTTAGAAAGTCAAGATGACTTACTGCATTTGCAGCTATGGGAACTAGGAGTTTGTAATCTGCAATATCTTTTATAAGATGCTTCCACTTCTTACTCTCCGAAGCAAGAAACTTTGTTCCTGATACACGTTCATATTCAATACCATAGTGTTCAAATTGACCCACCATCCAGTCCCTTCGATCAGTTCTATTATCAAGATTGAAGAAATGAACTTTTGGAAATCCCTTTAGTTTGTTATCTAAATCCATAACAATACCCCCTCCATAGGATCCATGTATACTTCTGGTCTACTACCTTGAGTATCAAATAAAACTTCCATCTTCCATTCTTTATCACCTTTATTATAATGGAAGAATTCAAAATTAGAAAACTTAGCAGATTTATGCTTCCACCAATATTTTATTGCATCAGATGATATTTGATATGCAAGACTATGCTTATCCACCACTCTAGGAGCAAATACAGGAAGTGTGTAAGTTATCCCAATATCATAAAAAAATGCATCTAGCAATCCATAATCAGTAAACAGTAAGGATCGATTTGGTGAGGGATACGATAATCTATATTTACCATCAATAAAATGAAACTTCTTCAACCTCTTTGCAAAAGTTCTACTGATCATAAAACAATGCATGGACTTATTACTTGGAATCCAAGGATGGAGATGCATCTTAATAAATCTAGTGGATGAGACTCCTAACTGAATACAATCCCAATTGTATGGAAGATGATGATATAAAAACTGCCAATCAAACATCCACGAATCACATAAAGATAAGTCTATATAATCATCTGTAAATATACAAACCTCAGAGGATTCGGAATCATACCACTGAACAATAGCGTCAATAATATTGAGAGACTCTGCATACTCATCAGGAGTTCTAACCAAACCCTTATCAAGAATCATGCCAGACCAATCGGCATAATCGACTTCATGATATTTATTGGAGTGTCTCTGATAATCGACAATATTCCTAGATAAGAACTGACTCTCAATTTCTTTTTTATTCTCTACATCACTGTCATGATTCCTGTAGATGATCTTAGGAATTCCCCTCAGTTTTAAAGAGGCATCTGTATTAGAATTATTACTCATGGTTCTGATCTACGTAATCATATCGAGGTAATTGAATCAACATAGTTTCGTGAATTGCATCACCCCAAGATAAAATATCTTCCGCCGAATATCCAGAACTCTTTTCTTCCCACCATTTTTTAATACAAGAAGTGGCAAGAATATCATATATTTTATTATGATAAACAGCAATGATCGGATCGTAATCTGAATCTGACTGTTGTTTATTGTCTTGTGCTACTGCTAACTTAGGATCCAAAGTTAAAAGAGGAAGAGAATAAGATTTACCGACCTGATAAATCAAAAAGTCATCACTACTATAAGACTCTCTAGGAACCTGAAGATCTCTAAGACTTTGATCCAACTTAAAAGATCCATCAGGTTGAAGGTGTATCTTCATCAACTTCTCAACAAAAGATCTGTTGACCATAAAGATAGCAGCGGAAGAACTATGCCACTGTCTAGGATGAAGATGCATCTTGATTTGATAATCATGGCAGTGGTAAAACTGAACAATCTCCCAATTGTATGGAAGACTCTTCATTATTGTCTCCCAGTCAAATGGCCAATACTCAACAAGATCAAAACACAAATCATCCTGAATGATGAGCAGGTTCTCAGATATACCAGATTCATACCACTCAATCATCATTGTAAATTCATTCATTACAATTGATGCGTCAGATGGAGCAAGGAGCATCAAGTCTAACTTATGACCCCACTCATCAATTTTTTTAGTGGAAAATCTGGAAGCAGACCACCGAGTAAAATCAGTAATGCCCCACTTTTTAAATTGACCTTCAATGTGTTCCTTCCTATCAGTCCTATGATCCAAATTCAAGTACATGATGGGAGGAAGTCCCTTCAGTTTATTCATTTAAAAATACTCATGTCAGGAAGATATGGATAATCTTTATAACTCATTGCAAGAGGGAATGAATCTTTTACTTCGTCAAATGCCTCAAGTCCTCTCTCTGCAGTCTCTGGAGTCATATAGTAGTGATACCCCATAACACTAATATTTTGATCACCCCAAGGAACATACTTCTTACGTCCATCATAGGTCATCATCCGCAACTGTTCCGCAGCATAATCATCATCTGTCAGAATCATTCCACCTCTACCCAAAGATAGATGCTTCCTATATTGAAAACTCAAACACAAATAAGTTCCAGAGACATATGAATTTGGTCTCCACAAAACTGCACCGTCAATAATATTAGTACCGCCAAGATGGTATTGATCATACCACTGAATATTATCAAATCTCCAATCAAGACCAAGTTTCTTGCAGGTCATTGGAATAGAAATATAAGTATGCTCTGGTAATGTTATTCTGTCGTATCCTTCATATCTTAAACACAATTCAATTGCATGAGTACAGCAGTCAGTGGCAATACCATACTTGGCACCATAAAAATTCGCTATCGTATCTTCAAACCTCTCGACAGAATGGAAGGGGTCAGATACCTTTTGCGTACAATTCATAATCCGATTCATAAAGATCCAAAAACTCTTTGTTGTTTGGTTCTACATACTCATTATATATCTTAGCACACAACGGTTTGTAATTGGGAGTAAAATACTTAGAATCCCTAAGGTGAGGAACTGGAAATGGTTTATAATCTTCTGTATTATTTTTCATAAACAAGTTTACTTTTACAGAGAGATCCCCTTCCATCCTAATCAGTTTAATTTTACCTTGATTCTCAAGACACAATCTTAGGAATGTTGTTTGAGGACCAGTGTGTTCATCAAAAATAAACTTGCCCTTCTCAACCTGACCAACAACCCATTCAAGAGGTGGTTTATATCTACACATAAACTCATTGAGTCCAGAGATCCATCTTTGTGCAGGATCTCTTGTTACAGCAAAAAATGTATGACCACTTTCAACAAAATATTTTGCAAGATAATCTGGATCTTTATCCGTCTTTAATAGATCAAGAGATATAAACCTAGGACAATGCAGTTTTAGTGCAGAGGATACAGATGTACTTCCACACTTATCAATGTGCATGTAAACTAATTTACTAGTCTTATTCCAGAAGCAATTAATAAATCCCTCTTTGTGAATTTGTCCTTCTAATCCAGACCTCAACTTAAAAGTAAAAGTAGAGCAGTAATCACCATACTGCTCTACAAGATCATCTATTACTGCTCTCCTCTTCCTCATGCCAAAGTCGCTGTAATTTGCATAGTATATCTATTCTCAAGTCCAAGGTTTGCTGCCAAGTGTGTAGTATCTCCAGTCCACCAGAGATAATCACCTTTCTTCCATTTGACATATGGTTGTTGATCTAACTCAAAATAATGTCCTGTCTTCCAATCTTCAAGGAAGATCAAAACCCTACAAATCTTGTTAATATCAGGTTCATTATAGATCTCTCTAAACCTAGGATAAGTATCTTCATGCTCAGGCATGATAGTTCCTGGTGGCATATTATAAAGAGATAGAGAAGTCTCTTTCATGAAGTACCACTTATCATCAACAGTAATATATTTTTTCTTAAGCGAGTCTACAATATCATGTGTCCATTCAGGAACTCCACGATACTCTTCACGAAGAAGTCCAGTGTAATTGACATAAAGATGTCCACGACTCTTCCAACGCTCTACGATCTCATCACTAGGGAACTGCCTCCTTGCAGGATACTCAATGGATTTAAAATCACCAATCAATTCAGGGTTAATGCTTTTCATAATCAATCAAACTTGAAGGTTCCAAACTTTTCTTTGCGGGAAGATTTTCTATCTTCATTCTCATACTCTTCGTCTTGACCACTGTCAAGAACATCATTCTGTGCTGATTGCTCACAATCATACAGTCTCATTTTAGCACGATCAATACCAACAATAAATCTCTTATTGACAGACAAATCATTGTATCTATTCTTCAACTGCTTCACCATAATCTGCCCGAGTTCCTCCAATTCATCTGTGCTAATAAGGGCAAACATAAGATCAGCAGTAGCAGGGAGACCAAAGGACTCAGAAGTGTCAGTAAGGTCAACATCAGAGCTACCGTAACCAGAACGAGTGGTCTGCGTGGCAGATACGATAGGGACGTTTGCTTCAACAGCCAATCCTCTAAGCTCCTCTGCAATAGACTTAATATACGAATATGAATTGACATTGCCATTTGCGCGATATCTTGAGGAAGCGCATATATTAAGGTAATCAATGAAAATAATATCAGGTCTAAATGACTTCTTAAGTGCAAGCTCATTAAGAAGTGCTTTAAAATGTCCACTATGTGCGCTTGCGGTGGGATACTCCTTAATTATAAGAGAACCTTGAGTTTTTTGCGACAATTTTGTGACTTTGCTGTCAAACATCACCTTAGGAAGTTCACTAATCTCCTGTATGGGAACATTGAGTAAGTTTGCATCAATACGCTCAGCAATTTTCTCTTCTGCCATCTCCATTGTAATGTATAGGACGCTATGTCCGTTAAGCAAACAGGAGCTAGCCATATGGCACATGAACAAAGACTTACCGACGCCTGTACCAGCAAGAGCGACATTAAGACTCTTATTAACAAGACCTCCCTTTGTAATCTTGTTAAAGTATTCCAAGTCGAAGGGGATCTTGTCCTGCTTCTGATGATAGTAGTCGAATCGTTCGTCGGCATTTGCAAAGTAATCGTGACCAATGTTATTGTCAAAAGAGACTGCTAGTGCTTCACTAAGGATAGATGGAATAGCATCCCTATTCTTTTTCTCATCATTGCCATCAGCAATATTGATGGAGTCCATTAGAGCAAGATAGATTGCTCTATCACGACACCACTTCTCAGTGGTATCATACAACCACTGAAGATCTGCAGGACTATCTTGCAAATTAGTAACCAGGATCTGCAATTCTTTAAGCATGCCTTCATTGAGATCCTTCCTATCAGAAATCTCAATTAGAAGTGCTTCGACAGTAACCTGTGTATTGTATTTTGTGATGAAGGAAACAATCTCTTCAAACATAATCTTCTGAGATACTTCTTGGAAGTATTCAGGTTTTATGAAGGGAATTACCTTACGGGAGTATTCTTCATTATATAAAAGATTCTTTAGAATCGTGTGCTCAATAGTCTCCATAATCACAAGAAAAAGAAATACTTACTCGTTCACCTTCGCCCTGAAAAGGCAAAACGCTATGTACCAAATATGAGGGCATTAATACTAGAGTGCCCGCAACAGGATAGTAATGATAGTGATCTGCTGTAAAAGCTTTATATTGTTTTTTCTTCCTCAACTTTGTCTTCAAACCGTAAGAAGGATCTTGAATTGTTAGACATCCACCCTGTTCACCATCATAAGTTCCTAATTGAAGAGAAACATTTTCACTGTAATTAAACTCATACAGATCTCCAATAACTTGCTTTACTGGATAGTAAACCCCAGTCATCGCATTGTTACCGTGATGATGTGGCATATTGTATTCGTTCTCACGATTCAAATTTGCCCAGATCCTTTTACACACAAGTCCACTTTCATATCCATGCTTATCACAATACTGGTTTAAAGCATTGTTGATAATATTCATTAAAGATTGAAAGGAAGGAAATCTTGTGTGCAAATCACTCTCACTATGCCACCCACCAACGTTGCTTGCAACAACTCCTCCACTATTCTCCAACTCATAATAGATGTCATTCATTAACTGAACGTTCAAATCATGAGTTTCCTTTTGAAAGTTATGCACTTCAATTGGAATTGGAAAACATGGGAAGAGTTTGTCAATTCCCATAACTAAACTCCTCTCTAGCAATGGAATCCAACTTCTCCATCACTTCAGGAGTAAAATAGGTTTCAGGGTCTTTAAGGATTGCCTTGGCATAGACCTTTTTAGTCTCACCATCAACAGTCATCTCATAACGACCTGCAACGTTCTTCCAAAGTCCACCGAGTTCACCAAGTTCAAGAAGACCGTAATATCGATCAAGACCACGCTCATCGTAATAAAGACGCACCGTAACATCTTTGTTCTCCTTGCTCAAACGTGACTTAGCGGTCTTTGCCTTGATAAGATTTCCAACGATCTCTGTTCCATCCTTCTCTTTCTTTTTACTAAGATAGATGATAGTGGAAGCAGCGTACTTAAGACCAGAACCACCACCCATTTCCTTTGTGGGAACATAGGCACCGATAACGTCATAAGTGTGATTAGTTACGATCATGGGGATGTTTGCTTGACCCAACTTAAGTGTGAGCATCCTGAACGCACCTTTGACAAGTTGAGATTTGGTCATGTCTCTAACCTGCTTCTCGTTGAGAGCGTCAGTAATCTCCTTCTCTGTGGATAGCATTCCAAGAGAGTCTAGCACAAACATACATGGTTTGCGCTCACCCTCAGGCGCTTTGAGGTACATATCCACTGCCTTCAGTGCTTTACTACGGAAGTCTTCGATGGTAACGACATTAACAACGACAACCCTAGCAAGGTCAATACCACGGCTTGTGAGGAGTGATTTATTAACTGCGGCTTCAGTGTCAAAATAGAGGCAGTAACTGTCAGGGTTAGAATCGAGGAAATTCTTAACCATAGCAAGTGAGAAGAAAGTTTTACCAGTGCTAGACTCGCCAGCAATGGCAGTAATCTTATTCCCAGATACACCACCAAATATACTACCTGAGCAAAGTCCGTTAAAGATGTACGAACCCGTGTCCACATAAGTCTCAGAGTCGTCAATATCTGCGGCGAGTTGTGTGTATTCATCGCCAATCTCTTTTACAATGTCCTTCAAAAAATCCATAGGTCACTCAAAAATATAATGTGGGTTTTGAGATTTAAACATCTCTACATGTTCTTCAGTTTTAAAGAACTTAAAAAGCGTTGTGTTTGGATGTTCTTTAAGTTGATACTTTACTTTAATCATAGTCACAAAACATTTAATGAAATTTTAGTTGGTCCCGCATTCAAAACTCCTACGGGTATGTAGTCAAAAGATAGTACATACCTCTTTATACTTGAATCTGAATTGGGTCTCACAGAGTGTCTGAGGCTTGATGGAAACAACACCATTATACCACTCTCTACGTCAACTCGGTAGGTGTTTGAGTTTAACTGATTAAATTCAGAATATTGTATTGGAAAGAAAGTTCCAAAGGTATTATTTTTATTAATATCTCCATGAAAATTTATTGGAGCAGAACCTGGTGGAGCATCCAGATAAAGAACACCGCTGATCATAGACGATGCGTGAATATGATCTTGAGCATAATCAGATCCAATATTCATAGTTACCCAAGAAGACATGCAGACCAAATCAATGTCATCTTTTATTTTTAAAATTTCTTTTGCAAAATAATTTACATGGTAATCAATGGCACCAAAAAGATCATTATACTTATCATCTTTATGAAGATCTAACTTTTTAGTTATCCATCCATTATCTAGAGGCGTTCTTATATATTCCTCACCCTTTAAATTGTCAATACAATCTTCAGTAAAATCGTTGATTATATTGTTTTTATAAACTGTTGTGGGGAATAATGTAACGATCTCCATTACAGTGCAAAACCAAACTGTTCACGAGCAATTTTCTTATAAGGTCCGCCTGGGTTAGCATCACGGATCTCTTTAATAATATTCAGTTTTTGATAAAGTGCTGCATCACCGCCCAGTCGCAATGCGCTTACAATAGTAGCAAGTTCTTTATCGTTGATAGGCAGTTCCATTATCCAAAAAATAGTTCAAGGTTTACAGTCTTCTCAACGTTCCATCCGATGGCGTCAAGAATGGTTTTTACAGGTTCGACAAAACTCTTGTCGAATTGTAGGTTATAGTCAATATACTTGTCAAGGTTCAACTCCTTAGGAAATTCTTGAATAAACGAGATAACGTTCTCTCGTAATGGATTTGGTTCCTTCAAATAGCAGAACTTGATCTTCTCACCATTATTGATGAGTGAATATTTATTGGTCAGTTTTTTGTCCTTTACATGATGGTTGAATAGGAGGGCACCCCTGACATGAATGGGTGTTCCCTTTGAGTAGATGGAAGTTCTACACTCATACTTCTTGACGTTGGATACAGACCTAGGAAATGAGATCTGTTCAGGAGGCAATTGCCTAAACTCTTGTCTACTCTTGTCAATAAATTCAATCACATCTTCCTCAGTGCCAGTCATCATAAGTTTTAGAGCACCCTTAATCATAGTTCGACAAGGGGCAGGAGTTGATGACTTGACCGCTTCAATGCCCATGATCTTCAGTTTAGGTTCAGCATAAGCAACACCTTCACTGTTCCATACATTCAAGATATATCGCTTCTTAGCCGTCCAAATCCCACGGTCAGCAATGTTCTCACGCTTCATGAACATCTTCTGATCATAAGCGTTAACATACTCTGCTAACTGCTGATAACTCTTATCAATAAAGGGTTCAATTTGATCTTGACATGCTTTGTCAAGGAACTCAACTACCTTTTCTTTATTATCAGATCCCTCAGTAAACACACGATCAACAAGCGGACCAAGGTGTAGGTAGATAGAATCAGTATCAGACGCAATAACATAATCTTTGTCTTCCGTCTTTAGAATCCTATTTAGATAAGCATTCATTCGGTTCTCAATCCAGCGGATGGAGACTTGTCCAGATAGGGTGATTGCTTCGGCGTTAGCAAGTTTATAGTAACGAAAATATTGATTGCCAATAGCACCATAGGCAGAGTTAAGGGCGATCTTCTTAGCCATCTGAATATTGTTACAGCGTGCAATTTCCTTCTCCAAATCTTTAGTAGGTGTCTTCTCATATGCTTGCTTTGCTTTGAGCATCTTCTTTTTGAAGATCACTCGCTCACTATACATCTTATCCATGAGTTCTGGCAAAAACCCACGAGTATTCTTACGGTACATGGACCCGTTAGCACACACCGCACTATCTTTATAATCCTCAAAGTCTATCTCTTCATTAAGGATTCGATCAACCGTAGCCGATGGGTGTCTAGTATCTCGTAACGTCTCTGGTGAGATGTTGTATTGCATAATAAGATGAGGGTACAGAGAATTAAGGTCAAAAGACACAACCCAATCATACTTTCCAGGTTTCGGTTCCTTAACATAAGCACCTGCGTACTTTTCGTTCTTGTCGGACTTCTCTTTAGGAGGAATAACAATTCCTCTTCCCTTTAAGTAGTTATAAATGATCGTGTCCCACATCCTCACCTGATAGAACACATCTTCATAATTGACCTTGGCATCGTATGCCATAGTCAATGCAAGTTCAATCAACTTCATCTTGTCTTCCAATCGGTCAACAAGTTCCACGTCAATAATGTTATATTCTACAAACTTTTGCCAACCGTTTGTATAGAAGTCTTTGAATGTATCAAACTCAGAGTGGTCTAGTTTCTTCTGTCCCAACTCTACAGTTGCAATATGATCCAGTCGGTAAGATTCTTGGTTTGTGTAAGTAAACTTCTTATACAGGTCCAGATAATCTAACTGAGAGACTCCACCAATGTCATAGGACAATTGCTTTCTGCCTTGAATATAAACCTCTTGCTCAGTTACAAGACCCCACGGAGAGAGTCTCTTCATCAACTTCTCACCAAGAATCCTATCAATACGACGGACTAGATACGGAATATCATACAGTTTGCTATTCCATCCAGTGACAACTTCGGGAGTGTTGTCAATCCACCAACTGATAAAGTCATGAAGAAGATCTTCTTCATTATTGAATTGCTTGTAGTAATGATTCCCTTGCTTAAGTTTGAATGGACCCTGACCCCAAGTAATGATCTCCTTGGTTGCATAATCCTGAAGGGTAATAAGAAGAACTTCTTCAGCAGCAGACTCTACGTCTGGGAATCCATTCTCAGAAGCAACCTCAATGTCAATGGTAGATAGCATAATCTTACCAATGTCAAACTTGATCTCTTGCTCAGAATACTTCTCAGAGATATATTGATAGATGAACCGCTCGTTACCGTAGATTTTAAATCCTTCTACGCCATCATATTTTTTGATGAACTCACGGCACTCATGTACAGTGCCTGGTTTGATTGCCTCAACCTGTTCTCCACTAAGAGTTTTATAGAACGTCTTCTTTTGAGATGGTACAAAAAGGGTCGGGTTCCACTTCTCGCGGGTAGTGAAGCGTTTACCATCTTCATAACCTCTGACGAGGAACTGGTTCCCGACCATCTGGACGTTCGTATAAAATCTCACTTAGTCAAACTGCTGTACAGTTCTTTGATTCTACCAGTTGGTTCTGCAATGGTCAAGATCTTATCGGAATGAATCTTGAACTTGGTATCTGCGGTAATGTCGCCCAACCAATTTTGAAGGGTTCCATCAGGCATAATGTTAAATGGTTGTACCAGAATGCAATCTGGTTCGCCAAGGTCAGCAGAAGGTGCTTCTTCTAATTTAGCAATTAGAGTTCCACCAGTTTGAAAGATAATTACTTTAGGTTCCATATCAACAATCCTTACAGTTATCAGTTACTACCATAGATTGACTTTGCTCATCCACATCTTGGCGGAGGATGTCAGTCATATACATTCTGTTCAATTCATCTACAGGATCGACAAATGTCACAATCCAATCGAGAGGAACTGGGAACTTATATCCTTTACCCAGAGCAATCCAAGGACTCAGTTTGATTTCAAAGGATGCTCCTTCTTCACCAATCTGGGGATCACCCGTTTTTACTACACAAGGTTTATTGAAAAAATAACCAACTACTTTGTCTTCAAGAAGCATCTCTTCAACATCAGTAATTATTTGTTCTCCTGTCTTCACGACAGCTAGTTTAATTGCCATAACTAAATGAAGTTTACTGTTATATTAGCACGAAAAAGAAAAGGGGGCAAGGGTTGATTCTGACCAACCCCGCCCGTGCGGCGACGATATTTGGAAGGTAGCCGCTATTATTTATAGGTAGTCTTTACGAGCATGATGTTCTGGAACTACCTTACCGAGTGCGATACTCAGTAACCCATCCTCAAAAGTAACTGATCTAATTTCCGTATCATCACTGAGCGTCCATGCTCTGGTGAAAGATCGTTGAGCCATTCCTCTGTGGACATATGACGCATCGGTCTCTTTATTCTCTTTTTGCCCTTCAACAAAAAGTTTTCCGTATTCGGTGTAGACATTTACCTCTTCCTTTTTAAATCCAGCAAGCGCGAGTTCTAAACGCGATTCTACATTGCTAACCTGGATCAAATTATAGGGAGGATAGTTAGTAGATGATTCATGTACGTTGAATAGACGATCAAAATACTCGTCCATTCCAATACTGTTACGATTGATTCTATCCAGAAGCTGCGGAATATCTGCAGCATTATATCTCATGAGGTTACCCATGGTGTTAGCTCCTTTACTAAGCGAGTTTATGTTGTGTGGACCCTTGCGGCATCCAATACTATTTAAACACAAACTACAAAAAAGAGTAACCGCGATAACCGAATATGATTGTTGGGTTAACCGTTATTAAACGTATGGTCAGCAAGCATAGCAAATAGTTGAGACTTCAGATGCATCAAAAACTCTTGTTCCTCATATGGTCTAGCAGGTGCTCCTGGCCACATCTTGATAGAATAGCACGTATGATCATAGAACATACGGACATCTTCTATTGATAAGAATAGTTGATATCCGTCTTGTTCTAGATCGTTTTCTTCCATCACTCAGCAACTTCTACTTTCTTTTTAGATCCAATATTATATTTTTGTTCTAGGATCCAGTCGTTTTTATCTTTGTAGGATAAAACCTTAATTTGGTTTAAAGGTGCGATATCCATAATGGAATCGCCATCTACTACGCTAATTAAACCCCAATCAGAGAGAAGTCTCGCGATTCTATTCCTTCTCTGAACATCATTTACGGTAAGGTTTGCATGCTTGCCATCTAAAGCAAACAACTCCTTGAAATGTGTAATGTAGTATCTGCCCTGCTTGTGGAGAATGTGGCAAGATTGGTAAAGTTTTTTCTCTTTGCGCGAAGCAACTCCGATACGAGTTAAAGTTTCACGAACCTTAAGGAAATCATCAGGTTCATTCAACATCACTTCAACCATCATCTCAGGTGTCCAGTTTACCTGAGGTTCAATACTATTTGTCATGTTCCACCAATGTCAAGTCTTTGCTTAATAAAATCTATTTGATCTTGTGACAAGATCTTCAATGCCTGCATTGCCTTCTCATTACTATAACCATAGTATTGCTTGACAATATCAAGATCAGTAATCTTATCCTTTCGGAGCCAAGGAGAAAACCTTTTACGCTTCCTCAAACTATTTAGATAAAAAGAATATTGCATGTCTTTGTCAATTTGAGAGTTTTTATTCATCTCATTGGCAAATAAAACGCAATCTAAGTGCCCAGATAAGCAACGATTAACAATAAATGGAGGATATGATTTGATCTCTTCCGACAAATCCTCTTTTGTGTGGTTAATAGAGTTCAACCAATCCTTCAGTTCCATCAGTTTTTAAAATAATCAGGTACGTCCTTTATTTGGTCAGCAGTTAAATTAGCACTGACACCAGTGATAGTTGCTCCAGGATTTCTTGCCAAAGCAATTTTTCTAGCATCTTCAAAGTCCGAAGAGTGATACTCCTCCGTCCAGAGTTTGCCCGCTTTGTACAGTGAGACTTGTATTTTCATAGTTCATTAAAAGTAGTTCTTTACGTGCTTTTTGATCACTCATGTAATCGCCAACAGATCTCATAGTATATGTAAGATCAAACTCTCCTGTTCTCCATTTAGTATCAGTAAAGCGATCTTTTACAAGTTGATCGGAGTTGTAACTGATCATCATATCTGTAGAGGAGTTATTGCAGTCCTCTGCAAATTTATCGTGATCAAACCCCTTATGCATTTCACCTTTTTTACCATAAAGATTATCCTTGATATCATATGGAGGATCAAGATAAACAAATGCATCGGATCGATCAGAAGACTCATCCAAAACTCTATCGTAAGAATAATTAGTGATCGTCCAATTATGTATAAGTTGTTGATAACCCGACAACTTCAAAATACCTTTCATTGAGAAGTTATTGTCAGAAGCTTGTGGAGAGAACGAAGATGATTGACTCAAACCAGAGAATGAGCATTTAT